ATAGTGGAATTAAAATGTAATGATGTTCCTATAACTTTGTTTGATACTTTTTTTGTAGATAAGAAACCATATAAGGTTAATGATATTTCTTTAGAGGTAGTAGACTACAAACCTAATTACATTTTATCTGTAGCTAAGTTAACTAAGTCTTCATTGTTTTTGCTGCCTATGCTTGGCGGTAATAGAAAACTATTTATGTATGATAAGTTATTTGTTAATGCATTTATAGCAGCTGAAGAACATAAAGACTGTATTGCTTTGCTGTACAGATTTTCAGGTGATACTATCTTTCTGAAGTTTGAACAAGCTTTGAAGAAGTTTAGAAACTTTAGAGATACTTTTGATCCATCTCCATACTTTGTAATGTTTGTATTTGATATACCTACAGATTACAAAGCTGATTATCAATTGTTTATCAGAGGTAAATATTCAGAGTTTAGTCCTGTTTACAAAACTAGAATACTAGATTTTCATAACTTTAATATCCATGGTCAGATGGCTCAGATATTATTTAAAGATGAAAAGCGCAGACTACGTTTGCAAGAAGAACTAAACACAGAGATAGATCCTGATTCAGAACTGCTAAGTATTATAGATGTAGAACAAGAAACGTTTAATCCAAAAATTTATATATGAGTGCAATAAAAAAGCAAGTAGGGGACTGGTATCCCTTGCTTGAACCGATAGTCAAGTCTAATTACTTTAAAAGTTTAACGACATCAATAAAGAAAAGTAAAGCAGAGGGTAGAATTATATACCCTGATACTAAGCTTACTTTTCGTGCATTTAAACTTTGCCCTTTGTCAAACCTTAGAGTAGTTATACTTGGACAAGATCCATACCACGACGGTAGCGCAACCGGTCTAGCTTTTGCTAACAGTAACAATAGCTTAAGAGTTAGTCCTAGTTTATCCTGGATTAAGAAAGCTTTAGAACATGAGTATAAGACTTTATGTCTTGACTTTGATTATGATCTAACTAGCTGGGCTGATCAAGGCGTGCTGCTACTTAATACTGCCTTAACTGTTGAAAAAGGCAAAGCCGGTTCACACACTGTGTTGTGGAACGAGTTTACAAAACAATTATTAACCAGTCTTTCAGGTAATATAGACAATATTGTCTATGTTCTATGGGGCAAAAAAGCTCAAGATTATGAAAAATTCATACAAGGGAATAACAAAATTGTTAAAGCGCCTCATCCCGCAGCTGATGCTTACACCGGTGGTAGTGCTGGCTTCCATACTAGTAATAGTTTTACTAGAGTTAACGCGTTTCTTGAAACGCCTATTAAATGGAATACACACTGTGGCGAACCATTGCCTAGAGAGATTACTGAAGTACCTTTTTAAATTATGAAACAATTAGCAAGAATAATTAAAGACTGTGGCCATCGAGGAAAAGTTGGTCATGTATATGAAGTAATAGAAACTAATCCTAGAGAAGGATTTAGGCTTATAATGCCTGGAGAAACTCAGTTTAGTTTTTGGTATCCAAAGGATTGTGTAGAAAAAGTTGAGCCTGGTGCATGCACTGTGCCTACTACTGATCCTGTATCATGGGAAGAAAAGGTAAAAGCTTTAGATGAGATTACCACGGGTCTGAATATAGATAAGTGGAAAGTCCCTGAGAATGCAGATTTTGCGTGGCACTTGGACAAAGTTACTGAATCCATTACTAATTTACTGAAGGAAAAGAACGCTGCGTATGGAAACACGGCGCTCAATCCTCTTGGTGTGTTTAGTAAACTTGGAGCAAGTGAAGCTATCAAAGCTAGGATAGATGATAAACTAGCCCGCATAGCTAACAAAGGATTGAACGATGATACAGAAGACACAGCTAGAGATCTAGTTGGTTATCTGTTGTTACTGCTCATGTCTTTAGAAAGAGAAGGGAAGTAATTATTTATACGTACCTGATATGAAGTACTTAGCCGCATCTTCTGGGGAAGCTGATTTATTCAGACCTCGAAGAAGCGGTATTAAGTCTTCAAGATCTTTCTGTATCTTTCTATCACCCTTGTTATAGCGACCTGTCTTTCTTTGATAAAATATTTCTTTTTCATCTATTGGTATTCCAACATTGTACATAAACTCTAGACTTATTTGGTCTATTAGTCCTTGTACTTTTTCTATCTGTCTAGCTGTTGCTGTTGGAGATTTAAGTATTCTTATTGCTTCTGCTGTACCATATAGTGGTAGCCACTGCTGTACTTCAGCTCTATATCTTAATGCTTGATATAATAAGAAATTGGTTGCCCATGTTTTTTCATCATCATCTATATTGCTTAATGCTGCTATTATTACACCGGCTACAGCTAAAGATGATAGATCAGTAACTGTACGTTTAACGTTTTGTTTTTCCATATCAGTTAACTTACCGTATACTTCTTGAGGCATTTCTTTTTCTCTGACACTTTCTCTTAGCATGTTCCAGAATGATATGTATGTACCTTGTGTAACTGCACCAAGTTCTTCGTCAACATGTATAGATGGTCCATTAACACCTCCATGACCATAACGCTTTCTGATACCTGGGTTCATCCAGCTACGGAATAGCATAAATAATTTACCATACCATATTCTGTTTAGAGTTGGTCTGTCAAAACTACCTTTAGTCTGGTTAGTTCTTCTACTTAAACCTTGTATTAGATTTATAAAATCATATCTATTAAAGTTTGCAACTCTTGGATCTACAGACATCTTACCTTTTTTATCTATGAGTAATAAATCATATAGATTAGCAGGGTTACCGCTTTCATTCATTATTACATTACCATCCTTATCTTTTAACTTACCTTCTAAGTTCTTCATCAAAGCTAACATTCTTGTAGAAGATGCTTCATGCTCAGCTGCTTGCTGTACTACGAGTGCATTACCTAGCTGTAAAGCTTTACGTAAATTTCCTCCTACTAATCTATTACCTTCTTGATCTGTAAACTCAGTTAATGCATCAAAGAATTCTAATGCTTTACCTAACTTTGTTTCAGGCATAAATTTACCGGTATCAGTTAATCCTGCACCTTCCGCCCAATACTGTGACTTTGCCCAAGCTAAGTCTTTTATATTAAAAAATTGTCCCGCATTTGCTTCAGCTACAATAGCCATATTATCTATCAAACTCTGGTTAAAACCTTGTAAGAAGTTGAATGATAAAGTATTTATTGCAGTGAATGCATTGATTGCATCTACAGTTTTAGTTAGTGATATTCCTTTTAGGTTTTGTTTTAGTTGTATCTGCCCAAACATTATAGTATCTACAAAGTCATTTACATGTTTTAAAGTATAAGACTCGCCTGGTTTTTTTGCAGGTAGTTTGTATCCTAGTTTACTAGCTACTTGACTCAGGTATGCGACACCTTGACTATCAAGCTCCATGGTATCTCTGTTCTCTATGATGTTTCTGAATAACATCACGTGTCCATAGATTTCACTTTTTGCTTTGAAGTTGTGTGCCATATCTCTAAATAGATATAAACTGCTAGCTACATCTCTAGATACATCCTTAGATTCTATAGGCCTTGTATGATATACAGGCACTGATTTTTTTAACTCTCCTGTTTTTTCATTATATATACCAAACACTCTATCAGTTTCTTTTACTGTAAATCCTTCTGATAGCATATCTTTTGTAGCAGGTATAAATCCTTGTTCTTTTAATCTGTCGTAATCTCTTTTACGAACAGATGGTAGTAGATATGAAAACTCATCCCAGGTATTTTTAGGCATACGCTTTTTACCTATCATTGCATGTGCTTCTCCAAAGCTTTTTAATGTAAAGTCATAAAACTTTTTAAGTCTTGCATCGTTTTGTATCTTAACATACTTTGGATTTTCATATATAGATTGTTTTGGTTTAACTAAGTCTGCTCTTGGATTACCTGTTTCAGGGTTTAGTATACGTTTTAGAGTAGTTTCTGCATCGTTGTATTGTATTCTAGCTGCTTCTGCGGCCCCTACTTTACCTGCTTCGTATGCTTTTTCTTCTGTTTTTAAAGCATCTTTTTTTATCTTTTCATATCCAGCTATAATCTTTTCGTATCCTTCAATTGGTTCAGTGTTTTGCTCAAACCATTTATCTACTTCTTTATAATATGCGGTTCTATTTTTAGCATTCTCTGTGCTAAAGGTCCAGTTCTTACGCTCCTGTTCATACTTTGCTTGTGATTTATAATCAGCTCTCATTGGCTTTTTATATTTCTTTCCAAGCTCCTTATACATTTCACGCTTATTGTTTTCGTACTTGTCTATATCTGTTGGTTGTACTAGTGATAGTACTTTAATTGTTTCTGTTTCTCCAAGAGAGTTTTGAGTTTGATAATCTACCTCTTCTACTATATCTTCATATAACTTTTCTACATCTTCTTCAGGCTGACCTTGCGCGAACTCTTGATATTGTTCATTTAGATCGCCTTTAAAATCAAGAGTCATATCATTCTTTTTGAATGTAGCTTCTTTTACAGACTTGGTAAACAATTGTATTGTTGCTTCTGATGAATACATTAAAGGATCAAAGTAGTAAGAGAATGCACTTTTATCTCTATGAGCTTCTGTCATTTCTCTTATCAAAGGTTCTCTACCAGTTAACTTTCTATTCTTGAAACTTTGAACAGTCATTCGTTGTGCTTGCTTGTTAAAGTTTTCTTCAGTTATTACCCCTCTATCTCTTTTGTTTTTTAATTCTTTATATTCGTTAGCAAACTTTCCTTTTTCTATCTCACTTTCAAATCTTCTCCAACGCCCGTGCTCTTCAATGTTTTTTACAATAGCATCTAGTTGTGGATCTACTGCTTCATTGTGATAACCAATTAATATATCAGCCATTATAGGGATTATCTCTTGTTCAAACTGGTTGTTCAATCTTTCAGCTGTAGATATTGTATCAGAAAGCATATCTAACATTACATCTAATCTACCTACAGCACCTAACGCTTTTTGATCTAGCACTATTTGTTTTAGTTTTAATAGTGTATCTACAGCATCTAGTGATTCTTTTATGGCATACATGTTATTTAGATTAACAAATGTAGCTTGTTCTTCCCTAGGCATGTTCATAATAGAATCAAACTCTAGCACTGCGTTATCTATATTATCTTTGTTCGCAACTATAAACGTGTAGAAGTCATCTACTCTGTTGATTCTTTTTACAGCTGCTTGTAGTTGTAGTAATCTTTTTTCTTTTTTAGTTCTCTCTTCTTCTGGTAAGTTTTTTAAATCTTCTATCTCAGACTCTATGATAACTTTAGCATCTATTGCTAGCTTTTGCATTTCATCATAAGCCTGCGCATCTGTTCTATATGTTTTAGGTAATGGTTTTTGTTCTACCTCTTCTGTTAAACTTTGACCAACGTTATCATTAGCTCTTTGATTTAGTTTTTTATCTAACTCATACTGATTGCCATACGTTATGTCTGCATTTCTATCTTTAACGGCGTCAGCAAAGTTTAGAATAAGATTGTTTACAGATATTTGATATAGGTTTGTATTCTTCTTTGTAGTGGGATCTACAATACTTTCTACAAATGTAGATGTTAGTAGTCCAGGCAGCAAACTAGGGTTGTCTATGTATCCTAATTGAACTAGATCTTCCTGTGTTGCGTATACTCCGTCTCTTCCTTGAACAGCTCTCACAGCTCCAGTCTCTTTTAGTATGTCTATTACTTTATCAACCTTTCTAGTTCCCGGATTAGAGTTATCAATGTAGTCAAACAATGTGGTTAACATTGTATTCTCTTCTTTATTTACAAATATCTTACAAGCCATTATTTTATTGTACAAGCTTTTGTTATAACCACCTCTCTAGTTGTTGGTGCTGGTATTGTTATTTCTTTTATTTTTCTATCCATTATAGGGCTAGCTGTTGTTTCACCTGTCTTTTCTTTACGTAGAGCGCTTTGATCTTCAACGTTTCCAACTTCATTTACTTGTCCTTTTATCCCTTTCTGTTGAAGTTTTGCATAAATATCTTCTCCTACCTTCACATATATCTCAGGTCCATCTATTCCAGTGTTACTTACAAAGTAGTCTGGTTTATTACCTTTTCGTGTAATTTTGTAGTTGTTATTTCTATCTCTAGCTACTGCCCTAGAAGATACTGTTGGTAACATAAAATTTCCGCCAGGTGTGTGCGTTCCAAAGTTACGAATAAAATCGTGAATAAAGTCATCAAAGTATTCATTGTTGTAAGATTGGTTCTCAATACTAGAGAAGAACTGCACTGGAGATTGTTGCTCTTCATTTAATATGTTTGTAGTAAATGCTTCTGGTGGTATTATGTCCATGTAAGATCCTCTTCTAGGATGAAAGCCAGATGTCATTAACTGATTAGCTACTAGGTCCTGTGCAAACTCTTTTACTTCAGAGTCTTCACTAAGTAATAGTTGTCTAAAACTATCTACTAGGGCATTCTTTTCTGTAGCATTTAGATTATAAGTTGTATTCAAGTCTATTGTAAATACTATGCTTTGTGTATTGTTTGTAGTGCTTGATTGTAATAGGTCAAAGAATATATTGTTTTGTACCTTACCACTCTTTCTTAAATTATACAATCTAGTTGCTATGTTATCGTTTGGATTTGTATACAGTTTTTTAAATCTTTCTATAGATGTATAATCTTTCAAAGGATTGTTTACATCTTGACTAGTCACCATCTTTAAGAACAACGCTCTGTCTATAAACTTATGTGTAGCTGCATCAAATCTTTTCTTACCAGTTAAGAATTTTAGTTTTTCTTTGAAGTTGTAGAACGCTGCTCTATTGTTTATAAAGCCTGCTTGATCTCCAGCTTTGATAGTTTCATTTAGTATGTTTCTATATGTAGCTTGTATGGGCGAAATAACTTCATCAAACTCTGCTATTGATAAGTCTCTATTTATAAATGTTTCTACTCCGGATATAGCATTTTCTTCTCTTAGCACCTCGTTTTCTTTTTCAATAAACTCTCTTACACCGGATATTTCATTAACATTATCAAGACCATCAGGATTCATAACTTGGAATGATCTACTCAACTCTCTTCCAGTCTTTACTAGAATATTGAAATTGTTTAACATTTTTAATTGAGTTGTATCATCTTCTGTTCTACTGTCTAGTTCTTCCAATGTCATATTTTGTACAGACTTTTCTAGATCTCTACTCATTCCATACTCTTTTCCTATCTCTTGTATAGATATAAATAGTTGGCTTGGATTGTAGCCATTAGCTCTAGCATGCTGTATTGTTTTTACAATAGATGGTTGTGTTAGAAACTTAACTACATACTCTACGGGCACACCAGTTGTAAGCATTAGTCCTGCCACAGGCACTGTAAATATATTATCATTTATATCTATTTGTATAGGTTTGCTAGCTGCGTCAACAGAAGCAGATAAATATAAAGATAGAGTTGAGTTTACAAATTTATTAGAAGGAAGACCAGTAGAAAAATCATGAGCATATGTTTCACCTATATTTTGAAATTCTACACCTTCTATTATTGGGTATCTTTTAAATACATTTCCATTAAAATCTCCAAGATCTGGTATTCTAAGACTTCCCATTTGAGCAACGTTATGTCCTGATAACATATTAGCCCATAGTCCTATCAATGCATTACCGGCTTTGTTACGCATTTCCATTTCAATCTCGTTTAGAGGATTGTTGTAGTCAATAGCTTTTGATAAACTTAACTCAGCTGCTAAGTTTTCTAGCTCTTTACCATCCAGTGGATCAAATACTTCTTGTAGATACGCAGGACTTGTAATAAGATCCATCATAGTATCATATATCTTTTGATCTCTCTTCTGTCTATCAGTTTCACTAGATGTTTCTTTTTGCATGACCATCATTTTATCTACGTCAAAGTCACTACCCATCTGTGTTGTTATACCTCCAGGCACTACAATAGCTTTTTCATGGGACTCAGGTAAAAACTGTACTACTTTTAATGGTAGCATAGAGTTCTTACCTTGGTTAGGTATACGGTATCCTATGACTTTTAGTCTTGAGTCATTTGGATCTACATCTGCTATGTTTGTACCAGGCTCAAACCCTAAATCACTAGCTCGCATTAACATCTCTGCATGCCACATACCGCCTTCTTCTACATACATTCTAAGTTCTTTTGTCTGTCCTTGGCTATCTATGTATCCACCAGGCTCTGCTATCTGAACTAGTTCTTTGCCTTTTATCTTTTGTGTGTATACGTTATTGTTAAACATGCTAAAGAACACTTGTTCAAACTTAGCCTGGTAGTTAGGAAATGCTAGAGGTATATCAAAGCGCAAATCGTTATCACCGTTAGGCACTATGTCTAATGCCCCCAAGTAGGAGTCAGGAAGTTTTTTATCTCTTAGCGTTCTTACTAGAGCGTCCCTTAGTTTTTCTAAGTATTTTCTTTTTGCATTTAGTCTCTGTTCAGTAGTCTTAGCATTGTTTAGTTCTGTTATTCCTAGCTCATCTTGTAATGCTTTTAGATCTTCATTTACATTTTCTGAAACTAGTTCGTGGAATGTATTATATAAAGGTTTGTCTTCAGGTCTTAGGTTAGCTAGTATGTTTTTACGAACCTGTCTTGCAAATACTATTTCAGGCTTTGCAACTCTTGATATAGTTTGTGGAAATCTTAAGTTTCTAGATTTCTTTTTTATTATAGAGTCTTTTATGTTAGATAGATCATCGTTATATAAATCTATAACAAGACCTGGTGTACCTTTTGTAGCTCCTTCTTCATTTGCAACGCCTATGTTGTTTTCTATCATTACTGTTCGCAGTCTGTCTGCTACTGGGTAGTTTGCTGTAAACTCTGAGGTTAATACTGTGTATGAGTTCTTATCCATATGTAATACAGGCACACCGTTCTGAACAGTTAGCTCTTCATGGTACGGTTTCTGTGGATATATAGGTCTAGGATTACCTTCGTTGTCTACGTAACCTCTACCTGCCATCTCATTATCATATGCTTCTTGATCTTTTTCGGTCCACTGACCTTTACCTTGTTGTATGTCTCTATACATTGGAACAGTTATATAAGCTTGCGCATCTGTTTTAACTGTAGACTGATAGTTCCTTGTTATCTCAGTAGCTTCATCTTGTTCTAATTGTCTAAGTCCCGCTTTATTACTTGTTAGAGCTGCATCTAAATCATCCACTACATCTCTAGCGCCAAACGGATCTTGAAAGTCTAGCTCTCTAAACGTTATAGCATTATACTCTTCAGGCATACCCCATGTAGGATCACCTTGTACATCTCCTTTTATAGATAGTTTATTTCCAGGCGTGGTTAGAAGACGCATTCTTTTGTAGAAGTCTGCAGGACTTTTAGCAAAACTATAGCCGCCACGTAAAAATTTATTTAGTTCTATTCTAGCATAGAAATCATTTAGTACAAAGTTTCTTATGTCTTCATCACTTCTAATACTTTCATGCAGCTCTGTTCTATCAAGCCCTATATTATTAGAATAGTCTAGCATTTCTTGTTGATACTCTCCTATTCTAGTAAATGTCTTATCTACTAATTCTTCTACCTTGTCATTTATAAGTTGATATTTTGGATTCTCAGGATGATACTGTTTCATAGATTGTATCAAAGATTTGAATCCTAGCTCTGTGCTTACATAATCATTTTGTAATGATAGTATTTGTGGGTTTTTAAACACAGGAGCGCCTAGCTTTGGATGTGTAAATAGATCGTCTAGTTTAATAACTAATGGGTTCTCTCCTTTTGGATAGTGGTAGCCTTCTATTAGTTTACTTATATCTTTAGTTTCTTTAGCTTCAATGATTGCATCTTCAGCTGCCTGCATTACAGACAAGTCTTGTAGTATAAATCCTTTGATTACTTCTCTTGGACTTGTATCCTTTAACTTATTTATACGTTTTACTGGTAAGAATCCCAGCTGATCTCTATCTGCTTGTGTAGATACTGCAATATACATTACATCCTCAGTCCCATTATTAGCATAGAAGTTTAATCTAGCAGTCAAAGACTCTTTTTCATTCTGTACTTTGTAACCTCTACCTTCACTTTTATCTTTTGCTGTTTTAGATGCGTCATATATTTGATAGTCAAAGATGGCTCTAAAGTTATTATCTCTTAAACTATTCATCAAAACAGACTGTGCTTTGTAAAACAATGGGTGTGTTTCATCAAAAGGATTAAATAGTTTTGTTTTCTTTAATTCTTCCCTACGCTCATTAAAACCTCTTCTAATATCAGCACCTATGTCTTTTATTGGTGTAGATGTTTGTATTGGGTAAAATGTTTTACCGCCAGCACTAAGCATAGATATAGCTCTTTGTCTTTGGAACGTTGGGTATATCTTACCTAATACACGTATTGCGCCTCTATCAGATTCAAATATATCTCTACCTTGGCTTACAGATCTAGCAAGTATCTCCATACTGCGGTTTGGTATTTGAAATAAAATATTATTTAACGCACCAGTGCCTTCATTTCTAAAATAGTTTTGTAAGTTTTCAAATGATTCTTCTTTTGAGTTTGCAAACTGTATAGATAAATTCCATAAAAACTCATTTAGATTTCTTACGTCGTTGTCTGAATGTATGTGTGCAGGATTACTAAAGTTTCTTTTTTCTTTTTGTAGCAGGGCCCAAGCTTTCATAGCTGCAGATTGCTTCTCTTTTATTATAGATACCGTACCATCTTCTTGCTCTTTGTATGCAGCTCTTTCATTAGGCATCAATAACTCTCTAGATTGTCTTGACCACTCTGTAACAATAGTTGTTGCTAGGTTGTTTGAGTTAGATGGTAGTATTACTACATCTTTTTTAGTTACATCTTTTTCTTGTGTAGGATCAGGTTTTGTTTTTACAAACGTCTTAACCATACTAAACTTGTTGTATGTCTTAGAAAAGTTGTAATGAAAAGCTGCTTGTTGCTTAGGCGTTAGTGTCTTTAGTTTAGCTACTACAGGAACTAGATTCTTTTTATATTTAGACAGTCTAGTTATTTCTGCTAGCTGTTCTTTAAAACTTAGCTTATCAACTGAAGCCTCTGCTATATCTGGGTAGATCTCTTCTAAAGGTATTGCTGTTTGATAGTTTAGTTCGTTGTTCTCAGTTCTTCGTATGTCTAATAAGAATTCTTTTACTTCTGCAGACAGGTTTAGTACAGGGTTCTCTTCAAGTCTAGATATTTGATGAATCTTTACAGGCGTGTCATCAACCTCTAACAACTCTCCTTGATCGTCTTTTATTCTAATACCAAAACTTTCTAGCTCTTCTTTTATCTTAGTTCTCCATCCGCTTGTAGTTTCTGTATCACTCCAGTTTTTGTAAACACTTATCATTACAGTTCCTACTTTATTTCTTCCTTCAACACTGTTAGGTATATCATCTTTAAACTGTACGCCTTCAGGCATAGCTGCTATCATGGCAGTCTTACCTTGTTTTATTCCTATGTTTACTAACTCTACCGCTTTCTCTACAGACTCTTGTGTTGGAGCCCCAAACTCATTTGTTGGCCAACCGCTGAATGCTTCAGCTGCAACTCTATTTGCAATGATACCTTTGTCTGTTTTACTACCAGGGTTAAGTAGCTCTGATATTCTATCTTTAAATTCTTGTGGACTGTTTCTACGTATGTCATTAGCAAATGTAACGACAGTGTCTATAACTTGTTTTTGTCTTTCGTATCTTAAGTTACTATTTGTTTGTGCTTGTGTTAGTTTAGCTGGTATTATTATTCTTTGACCGCTAGTAGCTACAATAAAGTAAACTCCATTGTCAGGGACTAGTATAGGTTCACCGTTGTCATCTGTAAATAGGAACGTACCTTCAAGAGCTTTTGCATCATTTTCAAAATCTATACCAAACGCTTGTTTAGTCGCAGGGCTGTATATTCTTTCATATAATACTTGTGCTTTTTCAGGGTGTCCTGATGCATCTAGTAAGTCTTTAAACAGTTGTGAGTCATTACCATTCTTAGCAATAGCACCTGTTATATCTCCTTTGTTATTTCTTTTATATCTACAAGCCATGTTTATTATAGGTTACAGTCATTATCAAGTCTATTATCACCAAAGAATGGATTCTCAATCTCATCACCAATAACTTGGTCACCTGCTTGAGGTAGACTTATTGTGCCACCTTTTGCAAATTTAGTATTTTGTGCAGCTTCCTGCATTGTTCCTCCTAATATATTTCCTCTTGTAAGTTCTATTATAGGATTGTGGAATAGAGATCCGTCTCTAGTACGTACTAAATCCGTACGCAGTATGCCTAGTCTACCTCCTGTTTCTTGTGGTGAAAACAAATAGTCTTTGTAAGACGGGTATGAAACATTAGTTACTGGACTGGTGTATTGCCCAGGCGTGGTTGCTTCATTTTTATCAATGTTATATTTTTTATCTTTTAAGAAGTTTTCAAAGTTAGTTACAAAATCACTTTTTAGTTTATCAAACTTGCTTTTATCTGCAGCTTTTTCTATATACCTACCATCACTATTAAGTGTAACAAACTGTCCTGAGAATGGTTTACCTGATAATGCATTCTGTACTTGACTGCCATACATTCTTACTGTCTCACCTAGATTATTATCTCTATATACAAGATAAGGCTGACCATCACTAAACTCTCCAAACTCTAGGAACTCAGACTTACGGAAATCATCTTTTCTTTCTGCTAAATCTCTAGTTGTGCTGTTTGCTACTATCTTTTTAGCTGTGTCAAAGTCTCCCTCTCTAAGCGCATCTAATACTCTTTGCTGTGCTTGTGGAGTTAGATCAGCTGTTGATGCGGTAGAGAATGTTGGCTGTCCTCCAGGCACCTGATTGCTAGGTATTAAGAATCCAACTTGTCCTGAGTTTAAACCTCTTCTATTTACATTACCTTCTACTTCATTAGCTAATGATGTTGGCTGTCCTTGTTCTGTAGTTACTAGCTGGCGTACTCCATTAGTTACAGTTTGGAATACAAGCTCTGGGTTACCACCAAACACTGATTGTGGATTACTAAAGAAGGGCGCTCCAGCCTCAGTTCTAGCATTGTTATAGTTTGGAGCATATACACGTTTAACTCCTAGCTGTACTTCTTGTCCTGCTCTTAGTTTATTTATTATATCTTGCCTATCTTTTAGTTTGGCCTCGGCATTTGCTCCTCTAGCAGCTGCAAGTTTACCTACGTACTTACCTTCTGAGTTTATTAAATATAGTGGTAAGTTTTCTGTATCCGCAAATCCTTCTTGTTCAACTATCTGAACTGTAAGCACGTCTCCTGGTTGTAGATTATTCTTAGCTTGTACGTCTATTAGCTCATCTACTACAGGCTCAAGCGGTACACCTGATTCATTAACTTGTATTCTAGTTCTATTAGCTACTTGATCTACTATCACGTTAGCTGACCCGGCCATCTTAAGTGATAACTCTTCTCCGTTTTCTTGTGGCGGTACACCTGCTGATATTTTTTGTTTCAGAGCTTCGCCTGTAGGATAATTTGCTTTTGTCCATAACTCAAGATGAGTCTTTAAATTAGCCTCAAAATTAGCTGGATCAAGTCCCATTTCTCGATAATAAGCTCTATATCTTTCTGTCTCCTCTTCAATTTCCTGTAAAGTAGGTACTTGTTGTCTTAGTAATTCACCAAATGTAGGACCTTCTACACTTTGCGGAGGAGTAAGTTGTTCTGCTGGTCCTGCTGATTCTTGAGTAGCAGCATTGTCTTCTAACTGTGCAGATACTGCATCATCATTTACATTTGTATTTTCATTAACTTCTTGACTTCCATAAATTCTATTAAATTGGTCTTTAGATAAAGCAGCTTTCATCTTTGGATTCATAACAGCATCAGGGCCTTCAGTTTGATCTGTTGTAACTATATCTCCATCTTTTTCAAATACCTCTAGTTCTTGTCTAGTAGATAGGTTATCTCTTTCAATAATACTTTTATCAGCTATTTTACCACTGCCAAAAGGTTGATAAACACCACCACTAAATATGTCCCATTCACGTGAGCCATCTAAACGTTTCGTTACTCTAAACTTTTTAACGTTTCCATCGCTATCTGTTACAGTAAAGTATTCTCTTCCAATAGGAATTTGAGCATCTAAAAACCTTGGTTTTACTTGAGCATCCCCCTCTTCTTGAGCGCGGTTATCAATATTTTGATTTTTTCCTGCATTGACTTGTTCTTCAGTTGTTGCTGTAGTGCTGGGGGCAGGCTGTCCTGTAGAGTCTGTAGATCCCTTATTTTTGCCATCTTCTATTCTTTTTAATTGTTTTCTTTCTAAATGTATGAAAGCGTTGTTTCTTTCTATAGATCTTTGTTCTGCTGCTAGCTTATCTTGATAGTTTTTTAAATCTGTTTGAGCTGCGGCCAAGGCATCTGTGTCTCCTTCTTGCTGATATTTTTCTACCAGCTTATTAGTTTCTTCTATCTTCTCTTGTAGTTCTACTATATTATTTTCTGATAGTGTTACTTCTCCTGTAAGTTTACTTACTTCTTGTAATACCTTACTTTCTAAGTTAGACAGCTGGTCAGATGTTAGACCTACACTTTCTCCACGAGCACCAAGAACATTTTTAATCTTTGTTATTTGTGTTCTTATTTTCTTTGCTTCTTTTTTTAGACCTGCAACATCACCCTCAGTAAACAATTCTAACCGAACTTGTTGAGGCGTAGCATTGCTAGAGGCTATGTTTTGTGTAAGCTTATCTATAGATTCGTTAACTGTTTCTAGTAATTTATCTAGTTCGTATACTTTTTCTTTTAAGGATTGTGTATCAAGAGCGCCGTACTTTCCTTTATATGCTGCCTTTGTTCTAGCAAACACAATAGCAACCTTAAGCATTTCTATTTCAGTAGGATCAGTAATGTCTTGTTGCTTACCCATCTTCTCTGCATAAGCTCCTAGTATGGCAACTGCCATAGGTTCCACAGTATCTGCTTTTATTTCCTTTCTAGTATTACCATTCTCATCTACAAATGTGATAGATATAGGTTTACCATTTTTATCAAATCCTATTGCATCTACAGGATTAGATTCTCTTATGAATACTTGTTGTCCATCGTAGTATATAGTTCTACCGCCGTTAACTGCTTCAAACTTACCAGTATTCTCTGCCTTGAACACTTCTTCAACTTCACCTTTCTTTTTATCAGTAACAGTATCATTTTTATTTTCTTCAGGTAGTACTTCTAACTCTCCATTCTGCTCTCTTCTTTTTATACTTTCATAATGCTCTATAGCACGATTAAGACCAGCCTTCGCTGTAGGAGCTAAGTCTTTTTTAGATATTTGTTTTAGATTATCTAACTTCTCTTGTACAGTATTACCATCAATCTTTACATATTTTTTGTATGCATCTTGTTCTTGCTTTTCTAACTCATCATATTTCTTTTGAGCTAAAGCCTTGTCTTCTTTGCTAGCATCTTTAAATAACTCATCAAGTTCTTCTGTTGTCTTAGCTTTTTCTGTTCCCTCTCTGTACTCTTTTTGACGCTCTTGATTTTTTATTATCTCTTCTTGAGTTTTCCTTTCTTGTTGAAACTGTTCTTGAGCTGCTGCACTAGATGACAATTTATTGTATACATCTACTGCTCTTGTTACATCAAATGAAATATCTGAGTAATCTTGTGCTAGTTCTTTTAGTTGCATAGCAGCTATAGGATCTATTTTACCTAGCTCTACTATAGCTTCATTTAATTTCTTTATCATTTTGGTACGAGCATCTTCAGCATCGTAGCCCTCTTCTGCAGTTCCTGGATCTGTTTTGTATAGTGAAAACTCAGATAATACTTGGTTCATGTCTAAAGAACCTTCCATCATTTTGTTATTACTTCTTAGAGAGTTATCTATTACAGCTTGCATTTGTTTTTGTATTTTGCCTAGTCTGTCAGTTTTATCTTTTACAGAACTGCCTCTTAGTATAAGCTCTCTTCTCAGTGCTAGTTGATTATCATACACATTTTGCTGTGCAGTTCTAGTTGCTGCATCTTGTAGTAGTCTTGGTAAACCTTTAGCTGGCTCTTGTATGGGCATTGAGTTAGATACATTGTCATACATAGTTTTAAATCCATTTATTTTAGATTTAAGACTATCTACTATTTGATTTTTATCCTTAATCATTCCAGTAGAGTCAATAGTTTTTCCTTTTGAGTCTGTAAGCTCTTGTAACGGATTACCATTTTCATCTGTATAACCAAATCGTTTAGCAAAATCAAGGTCTGATAATTGTTTTGTATTTTCTAACTGCTCCATAAACACATCAAATGTTCCAGTTTCCAGTGCATGTAGAGCGTTAAATTGTATTAATTGAAATTGTAGATCTTTGAATAACTTTTTGTCTCCGTCTTGTAATGCTTTATGCATTCTTTTTACTACATCAGTTTGTGCTTGTATATTAAGAAGAGAGTTTTTTGCATTATCTAAGAAGCCTCCATTTCTAACATCAGCTATTGTTTGAGCCATGTGCTTTCTATTAGAATATTCTTTAGACATGGCCATGCCACCGCCTCTCATTAAAGCTCCTACTAAAAATCCAACAAGCATAGACTCTTGACCTTCTCGTGACCCAAATGTTTCGGAGAAGCCTTTATTTAAGGCCTTAATCATATCTCCATATCCTCCATTCTTATATCTATCAGAGTGATATGTAGATGAAAAAGTACTAGATGCAAACTGAAATCCTTCCTGGAATGCTTCCGTAATACCAGCTCTACCCATGTCTGTAGCTTTACGTAATGTGCCTTTCCAAAAGCCATCATTAGCAAATTTACTTACAGCTTTTTTAGATGCTGCATCAAATATAACATCCGTGTTTACTTTAGTAGCTGTGTTAAAGCCCATCATTTGTTTACCAAACATTATAAAGTTTGTTCCCGCAAGAACGGGTAGCTGTGATATAAAGTTTGTATTACCTGCAGCATAAGACGTATCTTCTATATCTTTTAATACATCTGCTGGTATTTGTGATAAATTGTCAACACCATCAGTTCTTTCAATATAAGCTTTTGTAAGATCGTCAAAGGTGCTTCTTTGAGTTTCCCTAGCTTCTACAGATGCTTCTGCCATAGACATCATTAACGCTCCATCTACAGAACTCAAGAATGTTTTATATGCACCCGCAGTGCCTTTCATTCCCTTAAGATTATTAGCTAATTTTGTTCCGTTTGTAACAGCTGTCACTGCCCTATTTAAAGATTTTAATTTGTTTGCACCTGCTAATGCTCTTATTCCTTTATCAGCTATTCCTACTGCTCCAAGTCCTCCTGTCAAATACATGGTAGCAATAGATCCAAGAGAATAACCTATACCGTTTGCAAAAGTATCAGCCCAAAAGTTAGCTGTGCCTAACCTTCTAAACCCACTCATGTTCTGCTCTTCTCTTGTGAGATAGTTAGGCATGTTCTCACGCATCCAATCGTTAGTCTTATCTACAGTTCTACCTATAAAGTTATCATAATATGCACCTCCGCTAAACACTTCGCCTAACCCAAACATTACACCCAAAGTGTTTTCAGCTACAGCTCCAAGTGTAGTAACACCTGCCTTAGCTAAACCATTACCCCACTGATCAGCTGTAGATTGATTTCTAGCACGAATCTCTTCCCAGTCTAATAATTGTCCTCTAGGCACATTGTACTTAGCAAACTTATCAAGATCTCTTGTACCTAGATAGTCTGTTCTAAACAACAGCCCTTGATCGTAACCAGGATTACCTAAATTTATCTGTGGTGTAGGGGCTTGCAACGCCTTACCAGTTATAGGATTTATTGGAGTTTCCACTCCTGTAGTAGTGCTAGTAGTTGGCTGACCGCCTACTGGTAGTCCTGTTATTGGATTAATAGTTTCTGACATTACAGTTTAGTTCTAATTTCGTATCCTAGCTTTGCAGCATCATTTACAAATGTAACAAACTCTGGGCTATCTACTCTGTAAGTTACATCTCTACCTTTAGTTGGGTCAAACAATGTTACCTTATCTGATGCACCTGAGAATGAGAAAGTAGCTGAACCTGTTTCTTCACCATCTGGTCCGTATATTGCCATGTCTGCACTAGGAGCACCTGTATGTTTATGTAAGTTCATCTCCATCTGTAGTAGGTATCCAGGAGAGTTAAAGTATTGATCCATTTGTTTGTTTCTAATATTACTATATGGTAATATTATTTCCTTACTTACATTTTTATTATTCTTATCCTTACCAACTACTGTTAGTTGTAATGTAGGCTCACCAAATGCTGGAGTAGTATGGAATAATACATTTTTAACTTGAATCTCTTCACTACTCCATCCTAAATCTTTAACCATTTCAGCTACAGTTCCAATCCCTCTTTGCTGTTTACCGTCCCAATAGATATTAAATGTTTTATCTAGTGGCGTAGACTTAAAGAATTCTTTTACATACTTAGTGTTTTTTGTAACATCTTGAGGAGTCATGCCTGGCATGTTGTTAGATGCAAAGGTACCTTTAGTTAATGTAGAATTTTCCTCTAACCATCTATCTATCTCTTTCTTGTCTGCCTTTCCTGCATCTGTTAAAGCATTTAAAGATCTTAAAACCGCAAAAGAATCAGACTTATCTCCAAACATATTTTGTACAGCTAAAGCTCTTTTATATCTATTATGATCAGGATGGCTAGGATCTTGTAATATTCTAGGATCAATCTTAGTAGAAGTTCTAAAAGGATTAACTGTTTCAAAGAAAGATTCTTCTCCATATATGTCACCTATATCATCTCTGATATTAATAAGATCTATTAGAGTTAGGCTAGGATCGTTAAGAACTTGTCTAGCTCTATCTAATAATTCCTGACCTGTGTACTTTCCAAATTCTTGATTAAGTTTAGACTCATCAGTTATGCCAGTTGCTTCGTAAGCTCTCCTCAATCTCTCCTGTTGTATAACGACTTGTTTTTTAATAGTCATTACTTTATATCTCATTTCTTGGAATACAGCATTATCTTTTAACTCTTCAGGTACGTTATTAGATATAATATCCTGCTCAGTAAGTTTTCTACCATCAGTTAAAAATGGAGCAGCTAAAGAGTTAACATCTTGTACAGTTTTAGTTACTGTATTAAGGTTTAAATCAATATTAGCTCCAATCTCTGCAGACGTTCTACCACCTATATCATCAAGCTGATTAACTTCTGTAAGTTTAAGTACATTTGGAGTGCTATTTTCTAGTTCAAAATTATAATCAGCTGTCCATTTTGCTGAATATTCAACAGCGCTGTTCTGATCTACATTCTTAAACACAAACTTGTCATAAGATGTTTGTAGCTCTCTATTAATGTCTTGTTGTATTACAGAGTTTTTAAGATAAGTTCTACGCTGTGCAGTAAGATCTTCTCCACTGCCTGTATCATTTAATAATCTTTCTTGTTCTTTTATTATATTATCAAGTCTTTGTGCTTCTTTATCGTTACCAGAATCAATTGCCTCTTGTCTTTGTTCTATTAGACCTTTAGAGTCTGGATTGTCTTCATCACCATATAATGTAGTAGATATTCTAGATCGTATCTCTTCATCACTCAAGTGGAATGTTCTTAGTTCTCCTTTTTGTTGAAATGCTGCTGCAACATCAGGGTCTTGCATTATGTTGTTAAATACACTAGCAACTCTTTCGGGACTAATCTCTTCAACATCAATACCATTAGTAACATAGAAGTTACCATCTTTACTGATTACTTTACCTTCGTTACCATACTTTCTTACCGCAACATCTTTCATTTGCTCTGACATCATTGCTTGAATGTCAACATCGTCAACCACATTAAACCCAGAGAAGAAAGAACTTTGATCTATTGTACCATCTTCATTTTTTTGTAGTCCTGAGTATTCATGTCTAGATCTCTGCAAGGCAAGAGCTCTTGTTTCAGAGTCTATTCTCTTATCGTCATATAGCTTATTAAGATTCTCTCTATATGCATTGTATGCTTCATAGTTCTTTTTAATAGGCTGATATTGCTGATCAAAGACTCTAGCACTTTTAGCTACATCCATCATCATAGTTTCATAATCACCACGGCCCGCCCTGTCCATTAGTTGTTGTCTAGTACTTTGCTCTAACTGATTCTTAAGATCTTGGTCGCCTGCAAAATCTGCAGCTTGCATTTGATCTACAGCTCCTGCTAATGCATCATCAGCATTGAATGCTTGTTGAAACCTTTGTCTTTGTAGCGCATTTATCTGTACAGATCCTGGATCTCTATAAACACTTTGGTAGGGTTTTAAACTATATCTACTCATTATTTATCTTCTTTTTTATCGTCCTCTTTGGTAGCAGTTGGCTTCGCAAAACGCTTGTTAAATAGCTCAGCTATGTCAGCATTTGTATATGGTTGACCTGTTCTAGGATTAATTTGATTTCTTAAGAAGTTTCTTAATCTATCTCTTTCATAGATTCCCATATCACCAGTAGCTCTTGCTAGTCTCTCACTCGCTTGATAAGACATTGCATCACCTGCTAATCCTGCAATACCTTGCGCAAATGTATCAACTGCACCTAATCTTCTATTAGACTGTGCAATACGTTCAGCTTCTCTTGCTGCAGTATTAATTTGATTTACACGTAAAGCATTTTGTATATTCTGCGTTCTTGCTTGCATTTGCATTTGAGCTTCTCTATTTGCAATCTGAGTATTTATTCTAGACTCTTGTGCAGCAATCTTCATATCACCTTCTTGTTTACGTCTGTATGCAGACATCTTAGCAATGATACCAGCTGGTCCAATACCACTAGTTTCAATAAATCTATTTATCGCTCTATTGTCTGCTGCATTAGCTGCACGCTCTGCATTGAAGTTAACTCTATCTAGTGCAGGAGCTTTTATTCTACCAGGCGCACCCATTTGTTCTACCGGCTTGTCTTTCTTAAAGAAGGAATATGCTGCTGGTAATAACTGTGTTACCCCTGCAGCTATTGCTAAACCTGGTACATTTCTATTAAGTCTTTTAAGAGCTTTCTGTTCTTGCTCTGTTAATTCAACATTACTCTTTGCTTTATCTATTAAAGCTTGATCCTCTTCTGAAAGCTGCTCATTAATTTGATTTTGTAAATTTAATGCACTCTGCACACCTTGATTTGGATCTACGTTTATTTCTACTAAGTCATCAAAAGGATTAGGTACTACATTCTCTGAAAGTGTATATTTATTAGGATCTATACCAGGATAAAATAGCTCTTGTCCCTCTTCTTGTCCCTCTTTCTCTTTCTTTTCTTCTTTTTTAACTTTTTTCTCTTCTTCTTTACTAGCTGGAGGAACAGCACCGCTAGGCCCTAATAAATTTAGTTCCTCACTCATTTTATCTATACCGCTTATTGGGTTATATAAATTTATTCCCTGACTAAAGTCATCTATACCATCCATATTAAGATCTGACATTATAACATTTCCTAGTGGGTCTACACCCCCTAACTGATAGTAACCACCCGCACCTAACTTAACAACGTTAGGATTTCTACCTGCTTTCTTTTCTTGTAGCTTAGCTAGTGCATCAATATCTTTTTGACGTCCACCATTCTTTAGTATATCTTTATGTCTTTGTGCAAATGACTTACCTCCCATCTTTAAATGTTGTGAGAAGAAGTAATCTCCTACACCACCTTTCTTCATGGTTACTTTATCCATAGTCTCTCCACCCTCTACCTCTGTCATAGGATCTAGCATTATGCCTCCTTGCTCATGACTTCTACCTTTAAACTCTACAGCATCACTACCTGGTATAGGTTTCATTTTACCTCCTGGTAGTTTTACACCACCTCTTTGATATACTTTATTAAAATACTTATCCATACTTGTAGGATCTCCTGCAGCTCCTGTGCCGTATAGTGCTGGCATGTCACTAGCATCTTGCATAGGGTTAACTAAAGATACTGTTTTTAAAAGTGGTGCTGCTGAGGCCGCTCCAACTCTTAAAAGTTTAGAACCCATAAGTAAACCTTTTTTTGCAGCTTTTTTAAGACCCATCTTTTCTACAACATTGCTAACACCTGATACTATATTATCAACTGCGCTAGGTTTTATTTGTTTTATAATTCTTTGACTAGGAGGCATTGGTATGTTAGGTCTAGGCATATTTTGCAATACTCCAGGAGCCCCGCCTGTTTGATAATACCCACCATATCTAGCAACATCCTTACCAAAGTCAAATCCAGAATACTCTCTAGCTTTTAAACTTTCCATTTTCTGTCTTTGTAATACTTTTGCAATTTCCCCTCTTTTCTTTCTTTCGGCTTTTGCCATCTCTTTCCTAGCCTTACCTCTTTTTACAAGACCTCCAATTCCTGACACCCCTGCTCCTATAATACCACCAATCAACGCAGTAACAGGTGCAGCAGGTCCGCCAATCATACCTCCTATACCTGCCCCTGTTCCTAGACCTTGAAGTAATGAACCAGTTGTTTCTCCTACATTCATTGTTGTAGCATCATCATCGTCTGCTAATTTTTTAACACCCATACCTGCTAAGGATGCAACCAGAGCTGGATTTAACATTGATGCTGCAGTAGATGTGCCACCTGTAATAGAACCTGTTAAAAACTCTCCTGCTTTTGCAGCTCCAGTTCCAGCAGTTGCAGATCCTAAATTAGCTATAGATTGTTTTGCTCCGGCAGCTACCTTAGACAAACCAGTGCTTAGTTTACTGCCCCCAGATACACCCATTACCTCAAATCCCGCTGGTACTTCTGCTCCAGGTAGTATAGACAGTTCTGCTCCTGTTGCAGGATTTACAGCAAATTGCACACCCTTTGGTGCTGATGCTAGCCCCATTGATTCTGAAACTCCTTTACCATATAAGTCTGCACCTGTTTTAATTAGTGAAGGATCAGCAGTACTAGCTACCCCAACTGGCATAAAGTTACCAGCCTCATCTTTTATTTTTTCTCCTGTTTTAGGATCTACTTTAAACTTTTTACTTTTATCTGCTAAATCTAAAACTTGTTCACCTATACCTTGAACAGTTTGCATTCGTGCTTCTTGCTTAGCTATTTCTTGCTGAGCTTCATCTTGATATTTAGTAGATTCTTGTGCTGCTTTTAAATCTTCTTCTATAGCTTTTAGTTTAGCAGGATCTGCTTCCTGATATGTAATGGAAGATGTTTCCGGTACACCTGGTAATGTATTAGCGCCATACATAGGGGCTTGTTGTAATCCACCTGCTTGGTAGTAACCCATACGTCTCATGAATTCTTTATTACTACTTTTAGGGTAACCGCCTTCTTGCATAGTATCAGCTAGTTTACCAATCTTTTTAGATTGTGCTGCATGTAGCTTAGATGCCTTAGCTAACTGCTTAGATACTTTACTAAGAGTTTTTGACTTTCCACCTTTTAACATTCTCTTAGGCTTCTTGCCAGCTTTCTTCATTGATATTGCTATTGCTGCTTGTTGCGCTCTTGATTTTGCCATAATTATCTATAGAATTTTTTTGCAGCCACGTTGGTGGAATACAAATTTATTAATTTTTTTGTAACATTGTCGTATTTTAAGCGAATTCCTATCCACTTATCTCTGAACTTTCTTTGTTTGTGCCATGATTTACCTGCATCTATAAAATTATTGTTTATAGTTTCAGTCATTCCATCAATATTAAACATTGGATTTGCATTTACTTGACCATCTGTAACTTCTACACCTGTTGTTATAGTACCTGCAACGTTAGCACCAGGTACACCAAAGTTACTGCCAGTGAAAGCTCCTGTGTAAATAGTATCATTACTAGTAGTTAATTTAGCTAAGTCTCTAAATTTATTTATCTTCCACTCATTACCTACCTGTCTAGTGTTTATCATATACTCTATGGGTTGTTCATCAGATATTTGATGTGTAGTGTATACGTAGAAACTATTGAAGCCATGGTCATTTGCAAGAACATTATGAGAATCTTCTACATCTACCATATAATCAAAGCTGTAAAATATTTTATCAGAATCTTTACCTGAGTTATATATAAACTCAAACTCTGTTAAATAATTTTCAGTATAAAATCTACCTCTATTAATTTCAGAACTATGAACCCAAACATTTCCATAACCTGGTGTAAATGATATAAGAGATTCACCGTGTCTACTGTATATATACGGTATGTAATCATGGAATGAAACCCATACATTAAGTTCTACATCATACGAAATAGTCCAACCTGTTGATTCAAAATATTCAGTATCACTGTAATCAATAGGAGTTACTTCAAGCGTAGAGGCTCCAGTATCGCCTACCTCTCCTATACTAAACACTTCATTTACTATTTCAAATTGATTAGTGGTACTATTAAATTGTGCAATAGGGTACACAAGTTGTGATAACTGAGCAGCAAGTAAAAGTTCTAATAAATCCTCTGTTGGTTTTAAATCTCTCTTAGTTAAAAGTATCCTGTCATATCTTTCATCATACTCTGAGTGAAATCCTATACCAAGTATTGGATTATCAATGTCTGATGGCACACCATATTTTTCTAATGTAAAAGGTATGTTGTCTTGGAACCAGCTTTCCATACCCTGCTTGCCTATGTCATACAACTGATCTTTAAATAAAAATACTCTACGGTTTCTATAATCTAAAGTGAAGTATCCATGTTTAGTTACCATAGAAACCCATTGAGATTGTGTGCCCCCATATCCATATTTAGTTTGTATAATCTCATCTGGGTCTTGTGCAAATATGTCTCCACTACCTACAAAAGATTCTGTGCCATCTGACATTTGCAGGGATTGTTTACCTTTAGTTCTAAATAAACTATCTTCTGTATGCAAGTATAGTAGATTGTTTAATGATAAAAGTTTCCATAAATCTCCTCTGTTACGCGGCAGGTCTTTAAATTGTAATGCTAAGAATACTCTATAGTTATCTATAAGACTTGTATTGTCTGCCTTTGCAGATCTTTGCACCCTTGTTTTAAATATCTCTGGATCGGCCTCTCTAATAGGATAAGGCATTGGAGGTTTAATATCTGCTACTCCCAATGTATATGGATGAGAGTATAGCATAGCATCTTCTTTTGTTAAATCAACATCTGCTTTAAGATCTAACATTCTTTTAGCAGGGCTACCTGGGAAATAAGCACTTTCTTTATCTTTGTCATGTCTAAAGTTAATGTTATCAGTTGACTCACATATTGTATAAATAAGAGTTTTATGATCCCATGGGGCACTAAGGTTATGCTCTGGTCTATGAGATATTCTATATCCATGTCTACATAAATATGTATCACCTCCCCACACTTCACCAGTCTCTCCAAAAACAGTAAATTCTGTAGCGTTCCCGTTTGCGTCTTCAACATAAGCACCAGGTTCTGTCCCATCGTCGTTTAAAATAAAATTTTGTAAATCTTCTCCTAATACTTCATAACCTGTCCATATTAACTCTTGTGTATCAAAAGATAAATACATATCAGTTTTAAAAGCATGTAGATTATGAATTTGCAATTGAACTGGAGAAGGCGGATTTTCATAATAAAATTGTTGGTCAGGATTATTAGGATCTCCTAGTACAGGATCTTCAGGATTAATATGCCAAGGAGCGCCTGTACCTGCATCAGACCACCCTCCTTGATTAGGTTGCCTATTTGCTAAGTACCCTAACATTATACTAGATTCTCCCCCTAAATTATAGATACGTTGACCAAACCCTAAAGACCTTCCATCAAATATAGAATTACCTCGTAAATATGTTTTACATTTTTCTCTTATAGGGTAGTGTCTAAAGTTTGGTGCTATACTCTGTTGTTGATAATTAGTTCCTATATGAAAACTCTTGAAACTAGAATTTAATATACATTTAGGCCCGTCCCCTGCAGTATAAGGAGTGTTACCTTGAAGATTTTCACCAAGGTTGTAATGAACATCTTCATAAGAGTGAAAAGGCCCTCCAAAAGATAACATGTCAACAGTATACTCGTGACTTGTATGTGTTCCAGGCACTAAACTATTTTTTCTACTTAATAGATAAAAATCATGAAAAGTTGCAGAATTAATTGCCCCATTGTACAAAGCACCTGATGCTAGTATAAAATCTTCTGAGGCATTAAGAGTTTGTACACCATCATCTATGGTCCCTAATGTATCTATAGCCGCGTCACCAGCACAGTCAGATAGATCTATATCAAATTGCGAAATATTTTTTTTCAAAAGGTCTTGTCCAAGTATTCTTCTATTACTATGTTTTCTTTCAGCATAGTATATTCTAAACCCTTGCACTTTGTCTGCAATATCTACTGGTATTTTAATATCTTTAAACCTTACCCCTAAAGGTCTTACTTCATGTGCTATCTGTCCTGCTAGGTTAGTATCAGTAACCTGAGCTTGCCATATAAAAATTCCGTATGTAACTTGGCTTGGCCATGTGCCTAAATCACCTTGACCTGGTAAATTACCACTTCCAAAGAAATCAACACTATTGTCTTGATCTATTTCTACTTGACTATCATCACCATCTCCAATTCCTCCAGCCATGTTAACCCCTGTTACCGTTGACCAAGCACACCCTGATGTTGCAGTTAACGCTACTCCAACCTTATTCCAAACAAACCACCCTTCTTGCCCCATTAAAGCCGATGAAGGTTCCTGATATATCCATGTTTCAGCATCGCCCCAGTTATCAGTTATAGTATCCATAGCATTACCAAATCCAGGAGCGCCGGCTGTACCATTATTCAAGAGGCTATCAACGGGTGTATTACTTGTAACACCAATTAGTCCCAAGTTATCATCTGTATTATTCCCTCCGTTTGTATTTTCTGCAGCACCCGTATCCTGAAAGTTAGGATCACCAACTGCAAAATAATAAGTTTGTGTAAATGATCCATCTGTACCAGTAAACGTTGTAAGATTGTTAGTTATACTAGATTTATATGGGTTAGAGTTACTAGGCATATGATGATGTCTAACATTTGTACCTCTTAAATCTTCCGCAACCACTTCTGTTACCCCATCAAATACTTTGTAGTCATCTGTGTTGGGATAAAATTCATTTTGGTTTTGCCAAAAATTCATACCATTAGAATTAGGTAAACCAGAGTAATCATAAAAATGAAATAACTGTCCTTGTGTCTGAGTCATTTCAACCAGACCTGGATCAAAACTAAACTGACTAAGAAAGTCTGTTTCTTCGTGATTAATATCATCCCAGTCAAGGCTGTTTGATGGGGTAGTACCTATTCCAGTAACACCTGAACCGTCTGTATCACCTATTGCTGTTCTACCTGGTATATGATATGCATAGGACATAGTACCATCATTAAGAACAAATGCTATATAAAATGCATATACTTCATCTCTCGTGTAGCCTTTACGCTGGGTTCTTGAAGCAAAAGGACTTGTACCTCCTACGTCAGATAATGATAAATTATTTACGTCTCTATATCCTTGAGTTTTAGTAATATTAGCAGGAGGAGTTGTATTTAAATACCCATACATCATATTGTCTTGAGTCAACTCGTACGCATCAAATGGGTTAAATGTATCTACAATACTTACTGATTTAATAAAGTTTGCATGTTTTTGATACCCAATATCTTTAGTCCCAGTTAAATTGCCCACATATAAAACACCATCTAATTGTGCTAAAGTTTTAGCTGTATCATATGCAACTGTATCTATTATAACTTCTTCTACTGATTTTGACTCATACCCTTCTAAACCAGAGAATGTAATTTTTTTACTACCTCCTGTTGTTATATCAACATCGTTTAATTTAAAAGCAAATTCTGCAGGAGCTCCATCTTTATCTACAGATCTAAATACTACTACAGGTCTAAGAAACTCATAGTCTTTATTTAAATTTGTAACTCTCCAAGCAATAGATTTACCTGTTTGACTATCAGGTAAACAACCATCATACCTTTCTATAGGACGAACTCCTTCATCATCTTCAACAATAGGAACTCCTAATGAATATGATACAAAATTAGTTTGTGTAAAGTCTTGATCTACATATGCTAAAAATAAATAGTATGTTCCAGATTTAAGTGCACCTCCATTAGATATTGTATTAAAACTTATACGTGGAACTGGCCCTGAATGTGGAAATAAATTCATCCTATCTATATAGTTTTTGTTATTAGAAGACCCAGGAGAAACCCCATATAGTTCATTAGATAAAGAAGTTTGCTGTCTAGTAACATTTAAACTTCTTGGAGGATTAAAGTTATCAGTAAAATATATTATTAAATTACCATTAGGATCAATTTTATATGTTCCTTCTATTGGATAATTTTTACTAAATTTTAAATCTACATCATTTTCTAAACCCGTAATTGAAGAAGTAGCAGTTTGTCCAGCCGTTGTACTAAAAATAGTAATCATACTTGCATCTTCAGGACCTATAGTGCTATATAAATGTATTGAAGAATCGCCATCTTCATTAACTACAAATAGTATAACCTGATCTTCTGTAGTTTCTATAGTTCCAATAACCGTCTGATCAATAGATAAAGATTTATAAAATCTAGTACCAGGCTCATTTGATATTGCACCAGCAGTTTCATTTATTAGAATGTTCTTAGCATATCTATACGATCCTTCTGGTTGGTCTACAGGAGCAGCATCTTTATTTAATCCTTTTATATATTTAGCCATTAGTAATCTCTATTTAACTCTTCTCTATGATTTAAGTATTCAAAGAAACAAGCATGTGCATTGATGTCTGGTATAAGTCTAACCCACTGATTCATGTAAGATTCGTATCTTTCAATGTCAGGATAGTTAGCAGCGTTTCTAGCTTGCGTACAATAGTACTTCCATTTTGAATCTGCAAAGTTATAGTCTATCCTATTATTAGGTTTATCATAACCACCCAATAACATTTGTTTGTATATATACCAAAACATAGCTTCTTTATAACTTATATCGTCTGGTATCATTGGAAAGCATTCATCATCAATAGGAAAAGCTGTATAGCTTATACATACTTTACCGCTAGCAAAAGATGTTTTTATGTAATCACAATCTATTATATAGCTTTCGTTATTTGTAGCATGTTCGTTAATACAATCATCGCAATGCATAGAGCTATGGAAAGTGCTAGCTCCATAACGTAATGGTTCTAAGCCAGCACCTCCACCTTTAGCATTAAAATATATCCCCTCTAAAACGGTTATCCTACTAATTAGCTCTCTAAGCTCTGCTACATTTGCTTTGTATTGTGTATCATATGTGTTTAAATCTGCATTAGTAATGTTAGCTCCATTGTTAGCTACATCATTTTCTAAAGTCTCATTATATTGTGCTATGTCAGCTCTAAGTTTTCTAACTTGCTCTGTAAGAACATCAAGCTCATCACTTGAAGAAGTACCAACAGTTCCATTAACTGCTACTTGATTTATAAAATATAAGTCTCCAGGTAAACATGCTTTATGATCTTCTATTGTAAGCACGCATTGTTTTTGACACAGTTGTGAAGCTGCCCCAATGTGCTCTAAAGCTTCTCCTATCCATTCTACTGCATCATCTACCCAGTCTGCATGATTAGGTCTTAGATCACGCATAACCTTACGGATAATCATTTTACTTGATATGTTCTTATATACTGCCATATTTATCTCCAGTTACTACAGCTACCACAATTCCATGCGCGTAGCGATTTATTAATTCTTGAGTTAGGATCTCTTTGTCCTTTAGCTCCTGTACGTTTAGCCTTCATCCCACACATTCTACTGCAGAAACTAGAACGTCTTTTGTTACCTTTCTTTTTACTAGGAGCTTTTAAGTTACCCCCTGTTGCTCTATTATAAGATCGTCTACCTGCAGCGTTTAGTCCACCGCTAGGATTCTTGCCTGCTTTTCTTTGCCATGCTGGTGTTGCCATATTTATATTCTTGCTGGTCCAGGTAGTATAAATCCACCACCCTTCGCACGTTTAACTTTCTTTTTTCTTTTGTACCTACTAACTCTTCCTTTAGTATTCTTTTCTCTCTGAGCTCTAGCCTTCTCTGATGCAGATAGTTCAGACCACGTAGATGGTGTATCCTTAGATATACGTCTAGTAGGTCTAAATGTGTTCTCACCTCCACTGTAGTCTTTCTTACCACTAGGTGTTCTCCATTTTTCTTTAAACCAACGCTTTAGTCTAGCGCCTGCAGCAGTCTTTCTTACAGCCATTACTTCTTCTTTAATTTGCGACCACTGCCATATATGTCTGACATCAGACTGGTAGCTAGTCCACCTTTTTCTTTTTTACTTTTATTTCCCCAGTTAGCAGCTCCAACCTTACGACACTTAGCCATCGCACCACTTCTGTATGCAGATGTCTTAGGACCGTATCGAGCTACAACTTTATGATAACACGCGTCTTTTGGCATCTCTAATTCTTTTTAAATTTTAAATAATCTAGTTCATCTAACTCCTTCAGTTTACCTTTGTTACCCTTCACTCCTCGTGTAGCATCAAATCTGTAAACTGTTTTGTTCTTTACTTTGCACTTACCTTTACGCCAGTAGTATTTAAGATACTCACTGTCTGTATAGTATATGTGCCATTTGACACCGTCTCCAGTGTCCTTGTTGTAAAGCTCACTACCATTTTCTAATAGCTCAGCTTTATACTTGTTTGATTCGCCCCAGTCTATACCAGGGTTTCTAGGATCTCTCTCCATTCTTACGACGGAAAGAGTTGATAGGTTATACCCCATGTTAAACTCTTTACCGTCTAGAATGTAATCTATAATCATCATGTTAAACTCACTGCATATATCCACAAAAGTTTGCTTTGATATATTGCTGTCAGTCTCTACATAATCATTGTATATATGAGAGATGGTGTGTTGCACTAGTCTCTATCTAAGTCAAATACACCTGGCTCGATGAATCCACCCATTTGGTACATCATCTTTTTACCGCCCATTCCCATCTTTTTCTTTCCACCCATCATTTTCTTCTCTCCACCTTTCTTCATCATCGTTTTAGCCATAGCTGGGCCTTTCTTGCTTATCTTTTTGATAGCTTTGACAATTTTTCTTTTCCTTTTCTTTTTCGCTCTTTCTTCCTGTCGCATCTCTTTTTTAACGTTCTTCTTCTCATCTTCAGTCAATGGTCTCGCAGTCTTAGGACTACCACCCATCTGCATCTTACCTTTACCGTCAGCTGCAAAGAAAGGAACCTTCTTACCATCTTTCATGACCATCTTCAGCTTACCGCCGTCCTTCATCATCTTCTTTTTACCACCGTACATCATCATCTTTTTCTTAGATCCTCCGTACATCATTTTTTTCTTATTCATTTTCAAAAATATTTATAATTATAATTATCGTTTTGGTGCAGGTCTACCCTGACCTTGATCCTGTAATGTATCATTAGTAGTATCATTTACTGATGACGATAACATCATAAGCTCTCCACTCATAATACCTTGTGTTATTGTTTGTAACATATCCATTGGTATAGGAAAGTCTGAATCACTATCATAGCAATCAGATCCATCACAATCAAATAGAGCAACATCTTCTGGATCTTCAAATATTCCTCTCACATTTATAAATTTCAAACCATCTGCATTGTATACATACAAATAATCTTCAATCATATAAGCTTTCATTTTATTTTTAGTGTACTTATCAAAAGGTAACCATTGAACTGTATGTGATTCTACTATAGGTATATTAGCTTTACCATCAATAGCTCCTACATAAGTAACTGCATCCTTAAAATTAAATCTAACTGTTTTTGGTATCTTCTTAACTGTTCTATATACAGCACACTCTGTTGGTAAATTGCAACATTTAGATGCATCTACCTTTATTAATTCTAAACATCCTAAATCTTGTTCTAGGTGTCTAGTAATCATACCGTTTCTAGCAAAGTCCCTACGTATGAGCATAGCTCTGTAGTACTTTACATTAAATTTAATTTGACTAGTAGATATATGATCATTATTGCTAGATCTACCTCCTCTAACTAAATTTAAAATATTGTATGAAATTTCATTTAATGTCATTTGTTATATGTTAGTTTGTAAATATCCTTCATATCCACGCGCTTTACTCCATATATGTGCTTGTCCTGTTCTTTTGGCTTCGTATCCCATCATCTTATGCCAAGCATCGTTAGCACAGATAGATGGTATAAATCTTACTTTTATTCCTCTAAACTCATCAACTCTTTCTTTATGTTTATGTCCACAGTGTACCTCTCTAAACGTAGCTTGTGCAAATAGCATAGGCTGTTCAGTTGCCATTATTAGTGGCATATCAGCTGTCTTTTCTTTATCTCCGTGTGTAAACATAATTAAGTTAACTCCGTATTTATAATATTTTCTAGAGTCAAAGTTGTTATCAACACTAACTCTTTCATCGTTTTTAAAGAATGCTCTTAGGTATTCACCTGCATAAAACATTCTTTCATAGTCGTGGTTACCTTGTACAACAACCACATCTACTGGTGCAGTATCGGCTAAGTAGTTTATTGCTCTTACCATTAAGTTACAATATCCTACAAATGTTTCTTGCCACTCTGCTGAATCCTGCTGAGGTGTACCTTTTGTGGTAGCACGGGAATATCCCTCAGAGTTCATACCATCATTACCTATTGGTAATAAGATTTTTTCTATATCTAAGCCTTCTGCTTTAGCTAGTAAATCTTTTACAGTATTCATATACTCTTCCTCAGCTTCGTCAAGTGTCTGTCCAGTGTATTTACCATAGTGTATATCTGGTAAAGAGATCTCATATACTACTGGGTCTTTGACAGCGTTGTAGTCCTTTTCAACCTTTGGGCTGTAAGACTCTAGAAGTGCAAGTATTTCTTCCTTTGCTTTCTTCATTAGATCGTCTTCTCCTTTTACTACAACAGAGAATCTATGATCCCCTTGCATGTTTTGCCAAAACTTAACAGACTTGACATCTGTTTCTTCTATTTCATTTTCTTTTAAGAACTTTTTGAACTCACTTATTTCTGACGCATTTACATTGTCTAGATCAAAGTTAGATCCTTTTGCTTCAAGCCTAGCTTCTTTCAAAGCATGTCTGCATGTTTCAACACTGCAGTTTAGTCTCTCAGACAATCGTTCGGCACCTTCATTCAGGTAACCAGGCTTCTCTTTTAGAAAAGCCTTAATTTCACTTTTAGTCATTATATTGGTCTATTGGTTATTTTTTTTCTGTATCATTTTTTTTGGAACTACCACCAAAAAAGAAATCAACAATTGTGTTAACTTTTGCACTCATTGCCCCAAAGATAGTGGAAATAAAACTAATTTCAAACTCTCCTAAGTTAATGTCTCCCAGCACAAAGTGATTAAACATCACAAAACTAATGCCAAAGTATGCAACTGTGAACAAAGTTGCTAACACTTTTTGGATGATAGCATCGTCCTTATACATGTCTCTTGCAGACTTGCGATCTTCTACTTCTTTAGCAAAAGCTTCGCGCTCTGCTTCTAACATTATCTTTTGTAATTCTATTTTAGCCTGATCTCTTTCTTTATCAGTTGTAATTACTTTGTCCAATATTCCTTCGGCGTTGTCTAGAACTTTACCAAACAGTCCGCCCATTACTTTTTGTATCATATTAATATCCTGTTGTTATTCCTTGCTGTGATGTACTTAGATTTCTTTCATGTAAATTTCTACCTCCTTCATAATCCAGTAAAACATCTACGTTTTGTGTTGCTTTAATTACAAAATTATACATGTTACCGTGTGTACATGGATGATCTGTAAATAATGATAATGTAGATCCTACAGGTATAGTAACACTTTTTATGTGATAGTATATTTTTTGATCAGCTTTAGTTGCATAATCATCAGCATCAATATTATAATTACTATCATCGTTACGCCCATGCAGTTTCACAGTCTTATCTATATTATAAGTTTCTAAGTATACATCTACAACTGCGTCAGTAGAATCTACGTTAGCTATTTGACATTTATGTATGGTAACATTATTATCACCATAAATATCACTTCTCCTAATAAGAATCTGTTCAACAGTTGTCGTTATATTTCTATATATATATTTCATTCTATTTTAAGATGGTATTAAAGTTTTAATAACCACAGTCATTGATATTTGAATAGTATCACCTGTACTACCATCTCCTCTTATAGCTGGATAAATCATATCACCAGCGCTTAATGTAAAATCTCTACTTAAATCTTCTACCTTAGCAGCAACATTATTAAAAGTTCCGCCATCTTTGTCAGCTGCAGCGTAAGCTCTTAATGTTGCGTTTATAGAATTTGTAGTGCCCCAATCAGGAACACCCACGAACAAACCAGCTGCAAACTGTCTATCACCGTTAGCATTTCTACCAGCTCCGTATATTCCTACTAACTTACCAGCGTAAGGTACCCTAACACCGGCATGTTGATATTGCTTTGCTACAGATATAGTAGTACTACCAACTGTTGTCGCGTTTTGATTAGAGTCGATAGTCCAAGTATGATTTGATATACCGTTACCACCAGGAAACTCCCAATCGCCATTAGCTTGAACCGTAGAGTTACCTAAGAAAGATATGTATTGATAATGGTATCTAGCATCAACGTGAGACTTTAAACCTGCCGGCGTTACTGCTCTAGCCGTATCAGTTCCTGTATCAGCTTCTCCAGTTGTTGCTAACTCAACAATCCCTTTATTAGACGTACTAGCGTCTTCTCCAGCTATAGTAATAGTTCCAACACCTCCAGAAGTATCTATACCTTCACCGCCAGCTATAGTAAAGTTGGCATCGCCCGACGTCACTTGCGTCGCGTTTAAATCATCTGCCAAAAGCTGAACGGATGTTATATCGCCAGCTGGAACATTGGCTTTTACTATTTTATTATTAGCATCAAGACCAAGCATACCACCACTAGAAATAGTACCCGCGCTTACATCTTCTAAGTAAACATCGCTTCTAAATCTAGCAATTAAATCTTGTATGTATTGACCTATAAACTTCATTAATCAAAATCAATATATTCTATTGTTACTTCTTCTCCATTAGCTATTGCCTTTGCAATAGACGGATAAATCCTTTTATAAGCGTTAACGCTTTTACCAACAAACCCGTCAGGTAGTAGTTGGTTATTTTCCTGTGCATCGCCAACGATAAGACACCCAGCAGTGTGCTCGTCAGTGTTTCCAGTATGAATAAGAATATACTCAAAGTTAGGAACATCAGTGACATGCAACATACCACGGTGTATACCAGGATATTTTTTAGTATATCTTTCATGAAATCCACCTTCTTTTCTTAATTCTATTTTATATGTGCCTGCAGGTACTCTAGTTTCACCTCTAACTTTTAAAGCTCTACGCTCGTCTTCAAGTGTGTAACAGAGAAATTTATTACCCATATCACCCTCTTCAAATAATAAACCTGAAGTTGAGTCTGCTTCTGAGCTAAATCTTAATACTTTTAGTTTCATTGTACAATTATTATTGTTGTAAAGTTTACCTTATCTTTAGTAACCTTTAAATAGTTTATACCTTTTTCTAATTTTATTCTTCTTACATTTTTATAGAAAACATGATCCGTACCTAAGTTGTCTATTACTAATACATCTACCTCTTCTTTAAAGTTTATGTAATCTTTTGTTGGATTAGGATATGGTATAAGCGCTGATCTTTCATACATTGCAATGTCTGTCGGTCCTGACCAGCCATCTTCACAATATGCGTATAATGCGTCACATGTGCCATCCCATGTATCATCACAGCAATAAGGATCTACCTGTATTACCCACTCAAAACAAGCGTTAGGAATATAATATACATCACCAGAGTTACACCCAGCACTATAATAACACGAACTGTCTGCCACGTTAGCAAGCGGATTGTAATTAATAGCGGTCGCATCAGTGCAGCCAGACAAAGGATAAATACAGCTACCATTATCAGTATTTGCATTATCATCGTAATTAAGTGCTGTGCTGTCGGTACATCCATAATAGTAAGGTATACAGTTTCCATTATCAGTATTACAAGTATCGCAATAGTTCCACATAGTTGGATCAATACACCCAAATATTACAGGTATGCAAGATCCATCGTCAGTGTTAGCTAACGCATTATAATTAAAGGCTGCACCATCAGTACAGCCCCAGATAACGGGTATGCATGAACCATCATCTGTATTCGCTAATATGTCATAGTTAAAAGCTGTACTATCCGTACAACCTAGTACAACATCTATACATGTACCATCATCAGCATTTGCTAATGGGTTATAGTTTATTGCATCAACATCCATACATCCGTATACAAAAGGAGTACAAGATCCATTGTCTGTATTAGCAAGAGGATCAAAATTAAACATTGTACTATCTGTACATCCATATATAAATGGTATGCAACTACCATTGTCTGTGTTTGCTAATGAGTTATAATTAAACATTGTATTATCTGTGCAACCAAAAATAATTGGAACACATGAGCCGTCATCTGTATTTGCTAACGGATTGTAGTTAAAGGCTGTGACGTCTAAACAACCTAAAACTACGGGCGTGCACGACCCATCATCCGTGTTTGCTAAGGAATCATAATTAAAAGCTGTTACATCTGTACAACCGTATATATAAGGAATACAGCTACCATCGTCTACATTTGCATTAATATTGTAGTTTAACATTGTAGGATCAGTGCATCCTTCTACTACTTCTATACAAGAGCCTGCTATTTCTACATTTGCAAGAGAGTCGTAATTTAACGCAGTACTGTCCATACACCCTATCACAACTAAAGTAGCACATGACCCATCATCATAATCATAAGAAGCGTCGTATTCTAAATATATAGGATTAGTACATCCTGGATTATAGTAACAACTTCCATCGTCTGTATTTACTGTATCATTATAGTTTACAGCTAAGCTGTCTATACATCCGTACGTTCTTTCTATACAAGTATTACCACAATATGGTTGTCCTATAATAGGAAAGAATGGTGGTATAGGATTAACAAAACCACCTTCTATGTCTATTGCATAATAATCTTCTGAGTATAAAGAATAGCCACATTGTACTGCAGTAAAGTCTGATTGTTGTGTTATTTCAAATATTGCTCTAACAGGATAACCTGCTGCTAAATTTATAAAGAACGTTGTATCAAAACCATCTACTAAAGTATAAGTTCCAATGTCTTGATAGTTGAATGGCGGTATTAAACTAGTTGCTTGTGCTAACTTTAAACTAGATCCAGCCCAACCATTACCAGCTAAATCTGTTAATTCTAACTCATGCATACAGCTATCTATGTTTATATCTGTATTAGCTGAGTCTAAATAATTATATGCTAATGAGTCTGTACAACCGTATATTCTTGGTGTAAAGCACATTCCCGTGTCTAATGTAGCTGCTATGTCAAACTCTACATAGCTACTATCCATACACCCAAATACTGGAGGGGGCGGAGGGCACCCTGACGTATATATTGTATCATACATAAAGCTACCAAAGTCAGCCATAGGCAGCTCCCAAATAGTGTCGCCACATTGTTCTATATATACAGAACCATCATTACCACCCCATAAACTACCTGCTATACCATCACCGTATGTATCATTGATAACAAAATAAAAACTATCAATAGGTGCACAAGCTGCAGCATATTGTGGTTCATAATCTATAATGTTTGTGTATGGCCCACCTTGCATTAGTGTATCACCAAAGAAAGTCATTATATACCAAGACGTTTCTTCTGGATATTGATCAGGATTTATAGTAACATTTAAACTCCACGTACCTGGAGGGCATTGTCCAAATGTTGTAGCTACAGTAAATACTGTAACCATAATTAGTGCATATAATGTTTTTGTAAAATTATTCATTATTATATTATAAAGTTATTCCTACTCTGCTAGCTATATCTTCTCTAACTAGCGTAGCGTCTGAATCGCTAAGAACTTCGTTATATATAGCAACTTCGTATATTGTTCCATTAAAAGGGTTTGAACCTCCTGTGCCTTGAGAACCCAATACTTCAAGGTTAAAATCAGACCCAGTACTATTTGCTAAAGCAAAATTGTCAAGGTCAGCGTTTACTCCTATGGTTACAGTGTTATCACCTTCTTGTCTAAACATTACTATAAACTTTTCTACTCCTCCATTTCCTTCAAAACTAAAGTCAGTAGAATGACTCACAATAAGGTCAAGTGAGTTATCAGCTCTTTTTGTCCTAAACTCATTATCAGCAGTTTGATTTATTCTTATAAAGTCAGCAGCGTTAGAGCTAGATAAAAAAGTCATAGAAGTAGCACTGTCTGGCTCCATAGCAACAAACATAGTAAACGTAGATGTTGTTATTGTAGATGTTAAATCATAGTGGTCTCCATCATCATGATTAAAGTCAATACCACCATCTTCTACAGTTCCTTGCCTTGAAGAGGTTGATTGAGCTACGTGATTATCATTACCGCTAGAATCATCCCATTGAGCAGCAGTAACACCTTCTCCATTTTTAAGCCATAGTTGTAAACCGCTAATATCAGATAAAGAAAACTCTGACAAAGGTCTATTACCACTAGATGATGTTGTATTTGATATTCCTAATCTCATTAAAATTTACTCATTATTAGTTCGTCTATATAGTTTTGCACCTCTTTTCTTGTTGCTTGCATAGCAAAACTAAGATCTGCTTGAAATCTTTTTACTTCTTCACCGTCATCAAATATTATAATAGTTGGTACTACAGCTATTTGATATTTCTTTTGTAAATCATTATTGTCTATCATATATGATTCTTTATCACAATCTCCTAGTTTGTTAAACCACTCTACACTGTTTTGTTCATTCCAACTAGCATTAAATTGCATCGCGGTCACCTGAGCTGAGCACGTAACACAAACCAGCAATAATGGCAATACTAGCAAGTATGTCGCAAATGTTTTCCATATTAAATTTAGTTTTTTCATTTATCTTAATTCATCAATCTTATCTTCCATTCTAATCATTCGCTCTTCTAATTTTTTAACATCATCACGTGTTTCTATGATTGTATTACGAATGTTTATATCCTTCATATCAAATTCCATTTTTGATACTTCAGGTTTTGGAAGCTCTTTTGCTTCTGATATGTCAGCTTGTAATGTAAACCACATACCAACAAGAGTAAAAATAAGTGCTGCAATACCTGCTAATGTTTTTATACTTATTTTAAAGCTAGTGTCTTCGTTTAATTCCTTTGCCATTTTATTTTTTACATTTTGCAGAACAGTATCCGTAGCATACTTTTCCAAAAGTTAAAAATTTAATTATATTACATAGTGTCTTTTTCATATCTAAAATATTATATAGTTTATACCTAATTTAAAATCGTACCACTCTTTGTTCCAGTACTTGTTATATTTACCTTCAATAAAGCATCCTAAATTTTTAGTAGCTTTTAATCCAAATATTAAACCCCCTGAGTAATCATACCACTGTTCTCCATTATTGAAGTTGTGGTATGAGTATTGTCCGCCATCATCATAGTGATAAGGCATTAGGTTACCCCAGGAATGTAACCAAAAGTTTTTCTTGTAGTAGTAATAATCAAATCCTACTACTATTGAATATTGCCATTGATTAGCTAGTGCGTTTCTCTTTTTCTCTACATACTCTTCTAACACCTGTGGTATAACCACCTCATTCCAAACTTCTGCGCTAGTAGCAACAACATTTCCGTTAGGATCACTATACTCAGATTCATATACATCAACGCTATATCCTTGTTCAATAGCTAGCTGAGTGTAGTGTAAATTACCAGATTGCATTGTCCATTCTTCTAATGGATCATAACCGTATGGTTCAGCTAATCTAGTAACTCCTCCAAAATTAAACGATAACTTTTTGTTACCTCGTAATCTAAATCTTTGCGTTGCTTCATAGTATTCTATATCTGCAAACCCATCTTTAATATACTCTACTTTTGTAAACCAAATAGGTCTTACATATCGTATAAAATGATGTTGATCTAAATACTCTATACCTTCTTGTCTTTTATATTCTATCTCAAATAGATACTCAAAGGGATTTCTTCCTACACTTGCTGCATCAGAAAAAGATGTTTCTGTACCATCTTTAAACGGTGATGTGCCTTCATATTGAAACCTTTGTATCTTACGTATGCCCATAGCTAATGAATAGTCATATGGGGTACGTATTGTATCATATACAAGACTACTACCATCTACAGAATATACTTCTCTATCTGATAGTGATGTGCCGCCATTTGCTGCTACATAGAATGTAGAAAACTTAAAAGCTTTTCTAAACTGTGCAGTTGCAGATAGTGACGCAAAAAGAAATACTAATATAAGTACTCTCAATTTCATATACTATGCTTTACTAAACTGTGCGTATTCAAGTACACAAGCAGCAGTGTATGCCTCTGCTTGAACAGTTAGTCCACTGTACATAGGAACAAATGCAAACTCTCCTACATCTAGTCTTATAACTGCATTACCGCCAAGTTTAATTTGTAAAAAAGAAGCAGCATTGCTAGATGAAATATTTTTTATGTATAAATAAGAAAAAGCACTATTACTAGCTAGCACGTCTTGTGCAGATCCAGTTGCTATTGATTTTCTTGATACATTTGTAGTAGGTTCTCCAACCACTAATACATCTGATACACTTAAATTTAAAACATCGCTTGTAGCAGTGCTACTATTTAACGTTAATTTTGTTGTTAATGTTGCCATTTTATTTTATGATTAATAATTAATATTATGATCCTGCATTTACGGGCGTTACACCTGTTCTTGCATATGCTAAAACCTTACCACTATCTAATTCAATAGAAGTAAAGTTTCCATATATAGTCATACCTTTTGGTATTGAAATTGTTGCTGCTGCGTCTGTAATATTTGTTGTACACTCTGAAGTATCTATGACAGAGTCTTCTAATGCAGCTATTGCAAAGTATGGCCCAGTATGCTCAACCGTGTCGTCAATCATATGCACAACACCTGGAGCCATAGTTTCACTTAAATTTTTTACTAAGCTTAATAATAAGCTTTCTGATACTGTTGACATTATTCTATAATTTTATCTATGTTAATAATTTGTTCTCCAGTAATATCTGCTGGTAAGCAGTCTTCTGGTATACCATGCAATTCAATTTCAGTTTCTTCTAATAGTAGTTTGTCTACCTCAGCTAACTGTTCTTTACGAGCATCAACAAGTTCTTTATTCTCTTCCTCTAATTTAGCTATCGCTTCATCATCTTTCTGATTCATAAGAACCTGCATTTTTTGTGATAGTCCTAAAAACTCGTCTGTAGGCTTACTAGCCTCTTCAATATCTTTAAGTTCTTCTTGTATTACTCTAATGTTCTTAGATACTAATAATCCAAACTTAACTCCTTTCAATTGTTGTACTGCTGTTAGTCCGTTAAATAATTCAACAAACTCACCATTTTTCATTTTTACTTTCATTTTGTCTATATAATTAATTGGTTAATATTAAGCGATTCTGTACATAGTTACTGCACTAGAACCAGTTCTTCTTATTCTGAATCTGCCAACACCTGCGTATCCTGCATCGTCAGCGTCATCTTGTGATTTTACTTTCATGTTACCTACAAGTGTTACACCGGTTCCTCCAGTAAGAGTAATATCAGATGTACCGTCTGTAGCTAAACTAATTAAACTAAAGTCAAAACTATCATTATCTGCTGTTAAAGACAGTCCTGATATTAAATTAGATGCTGTATCTGTAGCTTTACTTCTATCAGCTGTAGGTGTACATTTTATAATACCTGTCAAAATATTAGCTGCAGATAATGCTGTAGTGCCATCATCTGTAGTAGCTTCAGCTCCTTGGTATTGTATAAATGCTGCCGTACTAGACGCTCTTGCATAAATAGGTTTTGCTTTTACAAATAAATTACCTGTTTCTACTGATACATCTTGACTAGTATCTATAGTTACTGCTGTAGTTATTGATCCTCCGCTTGTATATGTTCTTAGTAATACATTACCTGCATCTCCTGATGCTGCATCTCCTCCAGATAGTGCTACATCACCTCCATTACCAGATCCTGTAGCAGTACCTGCTGAAAGTCTTAAATCACCACCATCCATATTTCCACCACCTGCAGTAGCTGCGTTTATAGCTAAAGTTGCGCCAGCAGTTCCAGACGCTGATGTTGTAGTTTGAATAGTGTATATAGATTGATATGCAGCAGTATTACCTATTGTAATCGCTGTAGCTGTACTACCTTGTATATTTAATTGACCTGTAGCTTCACCTGTAGTTAAAGTTGATCCAGAATCATTAAGTATTGTTTTACCATTAGTATGTACATATATACCTCTATCAGATCCATCATCACTAATATAGTTAGTATTCAAGTCAATGTTATAACTACCTGTATCCAGGTTAGCTGCTAGACTTGATAAACTAGCTGCAAGTGTAATTGTACCTGCACCATTAGTAACAGTCATATTAGCTCCAGCTGTAAGAGTTGCTACTGATGGATAACCGTTAGTTGCATTACCTATAAGCAGTTGTCCATTTGTAGACATTGCGTCTGTAGCTGCTATTACATTATCTGCACTAGCGTATAATAACTGACCTTTAGATATTGTAGATAATCCTGTACCTCCATTTGTAACTCCACATTCTCCTGTAACTGTACCTGAAAAATCCATTCCAGATAAAAACCCTGCTGTTGTATTGTTACACAAGCTAAGATCTATACCTGCTTCTAATACTGTTAATACTATATTATTTGAACTAGTTGCTACTGTTAACAAACCTGTGTCTCCAGAAGCAATACCCTTAAATACTATCTGATTTTTATTTGTTAGTGTTGCACTAGTATATATTGTTTCTGAACTTGTCCCTGCTGTAGAAACTGCTGGAAACAACGTTTGTAGTTGTAACTTTTTAGCAGCTTTTGTACTAGAGTTAGCTACTAATAAAAATTCATTAGCATCTACGTTAGTTTTTGAAAGGGTACTTAATGATGTTATTTCTGCCATTTTATTTTATTGTTATGTTAGTTTAAATCTTCAAAACTGCTTTCGCCTGTTTCTTCTGTCTCATCCGCTCCTAGCGATCCTCCTAATTCTGTAACATCAGAAACATCATCAAAAGTAGAATCATTCACTGTTACAATAGTGCCACCAATATTAAAGGTTCCTGTAACTTCAGTATTTGAGTCACCCGTTTCTCTATATGCTGGTATGCCGCAGTCCTTACAATACTCTTTAGCAAAGCTAAGAAAATTTGATAAATAATTTTCAGTCTCATTTTGTATTTGGAAAGTTATACATTTTCTCCAACCGCTTGCTGGGTCATTAGAAAAAGGATCTATATGCAAACCTGTATTAGATATTGCTACATATATTACTCCAGCTAGTCCAAGTGGATTTGGAACAAATGCTCTTCTTACATATGTACCTAATGCATATGAGCCTACATTAGCAGGGTTCCAAAATTGAGAACCAGAGTTATTCCACTTATCAACACAATTTACTTGCGCTCCTGCTAAACTAGGTGTTGCTGGATCTGTGCAATTGTATATACAAGGTAATCCTTGTCTAGACATTAAGTCTTGTATAATAACCATCTTCCATGTTTCCATGTTAGAGCAGTTGTTTCCTAGTCCTGTTATATGTTTAGTGTAAAATCTATGTCCAGATCTCGCAATACACTCAGCATTATAATCTAATAAATTAGCAATACCTCTTGGAGTACATGCTGGAATAGTTGTATCTACATCATCACAATCTTCCAAACATCCATTATATTCATATTCACAAGGACATGTAGCATCTGTATAATTTGCAGCTGGATTATAGTTAACAGCATTTTCATCCATACACCCACATATTGAATTATCAGGACAACATGTAAGACTAAATGTTCCATCAAGACATGGGCACCCTCCTGGAGGTGGTGGATCATTAAACTCACAACACCCGTCATCTACATTTGCTAGAGGCACAGATGCACCAGCGCAGTTTACAAGATAGTTAAGTGCACTAGGATCTAAACACCCATGAATAATATTAGTACCATTTCCATTATCGCAATCTTCTATCGCTAGTGTTACCATACCTACAAGGTGGGCGCAGGAACTGGTCAGTGCAACGTCGCCGTCAGCATCAGTGTCATATGGAAGTTCTGCATTGCCGTTAGCATTGATAAAAGCATCATCGAAGAATGCTACCGCAAACTGATATGCTCCACCAGGAAGATCAGTAATATTTATTGTTTCATTAGCTGTAAGAGTATCAACTTCAAAAGAAGACAGAGAATCTACGTCCAATATAGGATCACCACTAGTCACTGGACCTGTAAACCAACTTCCATAAGTAATATCAACAGTCGTATGCTGTAAAACCCAAACATACCCAACACCAGCTGTGTTAGTTATATTCGCTAATAAATTTGTTGCATCTGGCAAGTTAACAGTCACAGAACCTGTAGAATTGTCATCACACAATCCTGTAGTTTCATTATAAGTTGATGTAGAATCTACTACATTACTAAATTGTACACCTCCAGATGCATTTGCTGTTGCTTCATATTCTTCTAGTTCACAACAGTCAGTATCCAACCCTCCATTATTTTGCAAATAACCTTCGCACGCTGCTTGTGTAGGAAAGCCAAGACCAGCTGTACCTATTTCACTTACACATGTACCACATCTGTCTGGTACCCAAGTTACATTATTTCCATATAGACATGAGCCATCGTCAATAGTTGCCAGTGGATTAAAATTAGTCGCTGTTGGATCAGTGCAACCTAAAACATCTTCGGTAGGGTCTGTATCATAAACACAACTTCCATCATCTATTACTGCATTTGGATCAAAATTAATTGCTGCTGGATCTGTACATCCAGATGTAGAAATAACAGGACAACAAGCTTCTATTGTAGATATTTGTGCTGGAGTAAATGGTACGAATACATCAACAGTTTCTTCCCAAACATTATTTGTTCCATAGTTATATGAAAAATTCACGCCTGTAGGAGCACCATGATTTTGTATTAAAGAGCAAAGTTGAGTACTTGAACTTGTAAGATTTGCAGAATTCACAACTTTGTGAACGGCCTGGAAGGTAAATGTAGTTATGACGGTACCATCACCCATAACTAGATTAGTGTTTATGTGAAGTAAATCTAGAACGTGACCATTTCCATTACCACCTATTTGTATAGGATCACCATTTGTATTTAAAGTAGTAAATTGAAGTGCATTACCGCTAAAGAAAGTATTTCCAATACCTATTACTTCATTTGGATTAAATGACGGATAGCACAGATAATTATTAACTAAATACTGTGCATATACCCAAGTATTAGATCCAGAAGCAAAATTCAGAAACTGGCCAGCAGTAGGACCATTGCTAATAATAAAACCACCAGCATTTAAAACATCAATTATGTCAGGATTTGATATACCTAAAGGTACAGTGCTAATTCTAGGAAAGTCTCCAAGTGTAGGATGAGTTTCACAAGTTACCTCTACCTCAAAATTTAAATCATTACAACCATCAAAGTCAGGATCTATTGGTAAACATGAACCATCATCAAAAGTAGCAACTGGGTTAAAATTTGGAGAGCTTGGATTTGTACATCCTCCCTGTCCCACTGAATACTCTCCAAAAATAGTATAACACTGTTCTACTTCATCATCACCATCGTGAGTTCCATCATTATCATAAACAGCCGCTATAAAATATCTTCCATCTTCTAAACCTGTAAATGTATGCGCACCCCCAGTTCCTGAAACTGTTGTAATTAATGTTGAATCTTGAGTTAGATAAGTAAGGCCGTCTGCTCCACCTTGTATAAATAGCTGCGCAAGTTGCACAGTTACCTGAGTAATGTTAATCTTATATAACTTATAATCAATTGGAGCAGCCTGATTACTAGTAGTAAATTCTGAAGCAGGGTTAAAAATTAAAGGAGTTGGTCCAGGAAGAACAGTATAAGGCGATGCAAAATTAACTCCTGCAAACGAAATAGTACCATCAGAAAGACTTGCTCCCGCAGGAGTTGATGTTGCAGGGGTCGTGCTTGTTCCTATACCTTCTTCAAATACAGGTCCTAGTACTTGTAAAAATCTACCACTACCTGCTTCTAACTGACCTGTAGTAGCATTACAAAATACACAGGCAGCATCTTCATTTGTAGTAACAGTATTATCGTAGTTAATTGCAGATGCAGTGTCTTTACATCCAAAAGAGCTATTTACAACATCTATATCCTCTAAGATATTAAATGTCATAATATCACTACAGGCCGTTCCAGTGTTAGAATCTGTTACTGTAATTTCATATGATCCTGGGAATAAACCACTAATAGTAAAAGGAGAGGAACTTATTCCTGAAGTTGTTGCTGTGCTGTAAGTTAATGTTGGGTTATCTAAAGATAAAGCTTCTACAGTCGCAGTAAAGTTTGCTGTACCACCTGTAACAGTAACAGTGATTGTACCATCAGCTGTATCTGTAGTTGCTGCAGTTGAATTTGATAAAGTTATTTCAAAATCATCACATCCAGTAGTATACTCACAACATCCTCCATCTACATTAACATAATCATTAAGCCTTTGTGAAGTAAGAGCAATGCCATCACAATCGTTAGCATGCGTACCACCAGGTAAATCTGTACAAGGTAATGATTGACCAACACATCCTGTTAAGTAGTAGTTTGAGGCTGTAGGATCTAAACATACACTGTTTATAATAAGATCCCTAGCCTGCATTTGATTAAATACAAAACCACCCACAACTGTTGGTTGATCTTTTCCTGTAACATTTGGAGTTGTAGTAAATAATAAACTACTATTATTATCAAATCCTCCTCTAGGCTTACCTAAATTTTCAGAAGTAGACCCGCTGTTTGTATATTTTATGCTATTTAAAAACTGATTTTGTAAATCAGTAGATGCTACATATGCTGCATTGCCAGAACTTAAATAATAAAAATCTTTTTTACTACTTGTATCTAAATGTGGATTTGTAGATTCTGGAAATATTACTAACTGTTTAAATACTGCTTTATCATAATATAAAGCATCTGTAATATTATATCCAGTTTTTGAGCCTTCTTCTATAGAAAATGTAAAAGACCTTTGTAAACTTGCATATGGAACTGGTAAAGCTTGTGCTTCTGTTAGTTCATTTAAAACAACTTGACTTGTATCCCCGTTTCTAAATACAATGTCAAATGTACCTGAACCGTTGTAAGTTAGTACTATTTCATTTGTTCCGTCTCTTAGAGATTGTCTAGTATCAGAAGTGATTACACTTAAACCCTTAAGAGTAGGTGTTATAGATACAATAGGATTCTCTGCATGAGAATTGAAAATAGCGTAGTTTACGCCAGCAGCATCTTTTAGATACTTATATGAATAAAATGTCTGTAATACCTTTGACATAATTAACAGTTACACCCACAATGTCCTGCGCACATGTCTTGGGCTGTTAGATACTTTCTTTTTGCATTGTCGATAACAGCTTGAATTTGATCTATAGTACCTTCTTCAGATGAGGTAGCTAATTCATTTTCTGCTGTTTTTAGTAATAAAAATATTTTTTGTGCTTCAACAAAATGTGGTGAACATTTGTTACAATCGCAATCACAGTCTAATAATTCGTTAATTTTATGGGCTATACAACACAAAACATCACACGCAAAAAGTATTCCTTTACGTGCAAAAACTTGTCCATCTACAATATGGTCAATAATAAACACACCATTACCACCGCCTACTTGACTTGCTAAAACAATTCTTGTATTATCTGGTCCTCCTGGAAATGTATAATTATAAGTTCCGTTAGGCCCTGTTACTAATATTTCATGTGTGGCTTGTGGATCAGGACTTGTAACTCTAATTATAACTTTATTACAATCCGCTGTTTGAGTTGTATTTATTGCCATATTGTTGTTAGGTTTTATTATGGTGCCTAAGGCCATTGTTTAAATTTTTGTAAAAAAAGACCTACAGGGGAAACTAGTCCCCTGTGAGTCTTATATGTTAAGAGATTATGCTATATCTCCAGTTTGTACGTACTCTACGAACAAAGTAATTTTACCAGCATCAATGTTGTGGTCATTGTTAAGAGTTAACAATAATTCAACATCTGCGGCAGTATACAATAAAGTAGCGTCTCTTGCTATACCCATGTTAAGCTGTGTTAGAGCGTTTCCATCTAAAGCATAGTTGTCTACTAAAGTCATACCAATACCTGCTGAATACTGAACTGTGTTACATGCAACTGCTGCAATGAAAGCTCCTGTAGCTCCAGTATAACCTAAAGCTAGAGTTGTTGAGTTATCATCATCATCAGTTAATGCTGTTTCACAGTATGTATAAGCACGAAGAATTAAAGATCCTTCAGGAATGATAATACTTTTACCTGCTACATAACCGTTATCGCTGTTAGTACTTGTGCTTGGAGCATAAGATTTGTTAGTTGCTAAAGTACCGCTAACCCCTATATCCCAAACTGCTTTAACCATTGTAGGTGCATAAATGTTATTTGCCATTTTTTTAAAGTTTTAAAAGATTAATATTATAAGTTAACGTTTGCAAATCCAGCTGAGAATAAGTAAGGATTAAGTTGTCCTTCTAAAGCTGAAGTTAAAGCTGCTGTTCCATTATCAAACGCAATGTAAATTTCAATTAAGTTATCTACACCGTGAATTTGAGAAGCTGAAGATCCGTCTTTAGTAGCTACAATGTGGTAAACATCATAAGAGTCACCAGTTACAGTACTTTGAGTTGGAGTGTTAGGAAGTTCAACACGGTTATAAAAACCATACTGAGAACCTCTTAATTCTTCTTCCATCTCTTTAATGTAAAATCCATCACCTGCACCTCTATCTCCAGCAGTTTGATAAGTTACAGTATCTGCTGTTGTGTTAGCTGCAGGAACTGTTTCAAATACTATGTCCATGTGTACCAATTCATTTTGAACTGATCCGTCAGCTTTAACTTCACCTTTTTTGAAACCAGTAAAATCAATACTAGTACCATTGTTAGTAATACTACTTACCCAGTGAGGTAAATCAGCGTTAATAGCTGTTGTAAAAGCTGTACACTGCTCAGTTGGAGTGTTTGTACCAGCTGGATCAACGTCAATCTCATAACTCTTAAACTCAAATGGTGCCTCACCATTAGTTAAGTTAATTACTTTAATTGTGTGCTGTCCTACAGCTGCAGCGTTACCAGCTAAAGCGATTCTACAAACCTCTGCAGTTTGAGCTGCGTGAGACTTACCGCCCCATGCTATAACATCTCTTCCGTAGATCCAAGGAGATACGATGTTTACATCAATCCCAGAGGGACCTCCTTGTACAATTCTAATTTGATCAGAATCTGCTATAGTATCATTCGGTAACAATGAAGTTGGTCCGTCAGAAGATAATTTTTGAACATCTATTGCTCCGTCTGCCAATAATCCATTAGTGTAAGATACTGCAACAGCATTTCCAATATACAAATGTCTTGCCATTTTTCTAAAATTTATGCGGCATTATGCCGCTATTAATAATTATTCATTCTTTGTCACTTCTCCAAGCGCTGTTCTATATCGCGGATCAGAGATAGCTTCTAAAATACTACTCACTGTCATAGCAACAATCTCTTGATGAGTGTGCTCTGGCAGTTCGCAATCAATCCCCAAAGATAAGGATATTTCTTTCGGCTTTCTTATGTACGTTATTTTTAAGGTATCTATTATAAATATATCACTAGTGTATACATCTATAGACCTTCCTCTAATTGTTGTCAATGGAGAGGTATGTTTTGTTGTATTAAACGGGTCACTTAAAAGCGCAAATATGTCGTCTTGTTGAGAGAATCTGTTTCCCTCTTGTATTCTCGCTGAGTACTCTATTGGCTCTCTTCTTTCAGCATATGTTATATCCACAACCTGTGCTGCCTGTGCTGTAGGTGCTGTAGCTGTTGCTATAGGAGTTCCTACTATGTGACTAACACTTCCTGCGGATAAATCAAAGTTAAACCAGTCATGTTGATCTGTATCTACTACAACAATAAACTGGCCTGGAAAATTTAATGTTTCATACTCTTCCCAGTATATTTCAAACCCAGGTCCTGGGTGGTCTAATATATCCTGTATAACTGCTTGCACATTTGCAGGATAACTTTCTGGTGTCCATCCTGTAGCTACAAAATCTGATGATGGATTCCATACTACAGCAGATGTAGGATCAACTCCTGTAGTATCAGCAACCATATCTATAGCAGTAATAAATGCTGTAGAGTCATTAGCTGCATTATTCAATACAAAATTATTTAAGTCTAGTGTAAAGAATGATACTGCTGGGGGATTAACTAATTCAAAACTTATAGGTTTACAATTATTAATCCATATTTTAGACATTTGATTTACTAGATACATATAATCTACAGGTAGTTGAAATGTATCTACAAATATTTTTGGTTTTAACTGCTCCTTAAATGTTACAGGAGCTTCATACTCACGCACAAGTGTACGTAAATCATCTATTCTTTTTTGTGATTCTTCAAAACCTTTTCTGTACATGTTATTTCTACCGTACTTGGTGTTGATGAATCTAAACATGTTTTTGTTTAATTCAATATCTATCTCTTCAGATAATAAACTGTCAGCTTGGAGTGAATTAATCTTATCCACTCCTTGCTGTACAGCTATATGCATTTCAGTTACATTCATTAAGATGCTAATGTTTTAAGTTTTGCTCTTAAAGTAGTTAATTTTCCTGAGTTCTTTTTGTCATTCAGGTGTATAACAGTGTCATCTAATGTTTCTCCTAATACCTCATCAATAAAGATAACTTGGTTACCTATCTTTCTTAGTACTCCTGCAGATACCATTGTCTCGATTTCTGCTTTTAGTTCTAAGTGTTTATCTTGAGATACTTTGATAAACTTCTTAGGTTCTTTCTCCTTAATGTCATAGAGTAAGTTTTCTACTTGTTCTCTAGTCAATGTTTTAGGATCAATGTTTCCTAATAATCTAAACACTCTTCTCATTTGATTTTCATCATTAGATACTTTGATAAATGCTTTGTCAGCATCTTTCTTAATCTGAATATCATTATTACGTTGAAGATCCTTCTTAGCTAAATCTTGAATATAGAAACGTTTTTGTGAACTTGCGTTCATTTCTTTTTCTGATAAAGCTACATGTGGATGTCTCAATGCAAAATTATATTTGATAAAATCAGTAATATCAATAGGTTCACCGTCTTCAGTTTTACCTACTTCTAGTTCTACACCTTCAAAGCCTACTGGGATTGTAAATTCAGCCCAGAATGTTTTGGTGTGTTTAGGCCACTCCATATGTGAAGGGTCTACATCTAACATACCAGCTAAATATTTCTTTTCATCTTCTGGATCAAAAGCTTTTAGTGGTTGTCTGTTTACATATACGCTACTTAGTTTTCTAATAGCGCTAGCGTTAATTTCCTTGGGTAAGTGATTATTAATCTGCTTAGCCCTTAAATAAACTTTCTTGCTCATAATATAGTACTTTTAAAGTTTTAATAGTGGATGTAAAGTATAACTCCCCAATATCTTAAAGTAAGGAAGCGGGGGCACTAAGCCCCCACGACCTCAACCAAAAACCAATATATAGACTTGCGAATGCACGCTTCTTTAGTCTCTTTATGAAGCAGTACACGTAATGTCTAAAGACGTATCAAATCTACGTAAGCAGATACCTGCAGTCTTTAACATGTGTACGCTCGCACCGTCAACATCTGACGCTCTAGTATCAGTAGCCGCGAATCCTCGTGGAACTACAGAACCAGCAACGCACCAACGCATCATCTCACGACCTTTCTTAGAGATCATTGTAAGGTTAGCTTGTCCGTCATAGTTAGACTGGTCAACAAATACCATACGGTAAGACTCTAATGAGTAACCAGTAACTGGGTGCTTTTCACGAGCTTGTGCAACAGGACCATGATCAAATAATGGAATCTTAACCACATTGATCACATGACCATCTACGTGCTCGTAAGTAGTGAAGTAACCAGTTAATCCTAAGTTACGTCCGCTACCTGTGATGAATCTGTTCTCACCACCTACTTTGAAAGTATTAGATGCGAAGTGATTTTTAAGAGCTTCATCAAACTCTCTTGCTCCACCAGTACCAGTAAATAATGTTACTTGCTTCTGGTTTGCATCCGTCATTTGGTAGAATAAATCACCAATGATGTTCTTCAACTTAGTTTCAGTCATAGTTGAATAAGTATCAGTGTTTACGATTTGCTCGAATAAACCTGGGCCTACAATTACAGGCTGTCCATTCTCATCCTTCATAAACGTGTTACCGTTTGAATCATAAGTTTTTTGTCCATACCAGTAGTACATCTCACACTCTTCTTTAAAGTCAAGCATGTGGTTGTACTCTTCATAGTCCATCCAAAGGTTAGTAGTACCACCACCTTTAGTTGGTAAAGTAAAGTTCGCTACGTAATCTTTAGCATGTCCTGACATGTGGTAAGATTTACGAACTGTAGTAATTTTGTTACGAACTTTTCCTGGAGCTTGCCAGTTAGAAGCGTTACCTCTTGAGAAGTCAACTCCTACTGGTGCATACAATTGAGCCCAAAGATCACCTGCAGTAAAACCTGAAGTTAATACTGTAGCTGCTGCTGGGTTTACTAATTGTAATGTATACTCCCATCCTGAACCTGCCGCATAAGGTGTAGGTTCTTTCATGATACGAGCTAGTTCACCTTTGTTGTTTACTAACACGTATGGAAATACGAATCGTTTGTCAGGGAAAACCAATGTAAAAGTTGATCCTCCTTGTCCTAAGTTTGCTCCTGCATTAGTCACAGCCACTGGACGCGTTCTCAATTTGTGAGTAGCCACACGATATTCGTACTCTAAACGGTCAATTGATTGAACGTTTCCAGCTCCTTCAGTTAAGAAAGATAGTGGAAAACGCTTATCATCTTTGCCCGCTAGGTGCGTAATAATCGGAGATAGTTCAGTTGGCTTAGACAGTAATGCATTAGCTAGACTGTTCATGTCTGTCATTTGCGAATCATTATAAAACGTCTTGTGTACGCTAATGTTCGTTCCGGTCATTTGTCCTGCCATTATTATCTAATTTATAAAGTTAAGTTTTGCATTTTAAAATTGCCATTTATATGTTAAGATCTAAATCATCCAAGTCTACTTGTTTACTCTTACGTCTTTGACGTCCTCGTGCACTTTTAACTCTTTCTTCATTTCTGGATATTCTATCTCTTAATGATTTAGCATTTGATGTTCTAGCTTTTGTTTCTACCAATTTTGATAAATCAAAACCTTTGAACATTAAATAATCAATCGCGAGTTTAGTCTCCATCTCTGCTTCAGAATGATCTAAGTCTCGTTGTGTGCGACCATCGTTAGTCACAGGGTTTGAGATATAATCAAAAAACTTTGACTTCTCTCTCTTTGGAATAGAGATACCTGCAAAATCATCAGTACTATCGATGGCTTCATACACACCATTCCAAAATTCTTCTTGCTGTTCTTCTTGTTGAGCTCTTTGTTGTTTTTGCTGTTCAACCAATTGACTTCTTGATTGTTCTTGCATCTTACCTAAAGCTACTCTAGCAGATTCAGCTTTCTGGTATAATTTACCAGTATCTTCATAATCAGTCAGTAGCTCATTTATAAAATTCTGATCGTGTCCTTTTGTTGCAAAGTAATCAGATAAAATAGCTTTTTGACTTCTTATGTCATCTTCTTCAAAACTAACTTGGTTATAATCTAGTTGCGGATCATATGCCTGCATAAAATCTCTAGATTCCCCTCCGTTAAGAACGTATTCTAGATGTTTTTGTACTAGTGGAAAGTTCTCAAACAAATTATTTAGTTGATCTTCCGCTATCTGTTGTCCAACATCTTGTGTCATTGCTAAAAGACCTTCTTCAGTATCATCATACTCTTCTTCAGTCTCAAAGCCTAGTTTATCTAGTATTGAAGAAACTACTGTAGAAGTAACAGCTTCTCTGTCATCTTCTTCTTCATCGTCATCTTCATACTCTTCGTCTTCTTCGTAGTCCTCATCCTCTTCATATTCTTCCTCTTCTTCTTCTTCAACTTCTTCTACGTCTTCAGACTCTTCTAATTCTTCTGCATCCGCATCTAACTCTTCAGCTTCTGCGCTTGGGGTTTCAACTGCTAAATCTTCAGCAACTTCACCTCCTGGATTTCCTCCATCTAAAACATCGTCAAATGAAATATCATCCAAACCGATGCCTTCTTCTTCTGGTTCTATCATAATCTATATATTAATTTTTTACAAAAATAGTTAAATATGTGTGTATTGGTACACTCACATATGTTTTTGGATATGTCTTTATTATATATCACTTATGCTCTTTTTCTAGACCTTCTAATAGCCTCTTTACCTTTAGTAAATATACTTGCCACCTGTCTTTTACCCATTACTTTGGCTCTTTGTTCGCCTACCGTAAGGATTTGGATCTTCCTAGCAAACGGTTTATTAACTCTTTTAACCTTAGCCACAGTAGCGCGAGCGTCAGCAGGTGTGGCAAAACGTATACCAACAGTATCCTTTGGATTTTCATCCGTATATAATCTTCTACCACTTCCTTTTGGTTTTTTACCTGTTCCTGTTACTGGATCTTTACCATGCTTAGATCTATAGCCACCTTTTTTATATATTTTACTAGAGTATTTATCTATACTAATAGGATCACCCGCTGCACCAGTACCATATAAAGCTGGCATATCGCTAGCATCTCTAGATATGTCTACTGGTAATATTGTAGTAAAACCTGATTTTGCAGTTTTTGCTAAAGGTTTTACAACTTTGTAAATATCTTTACCAAATTTCTTACCTTCCCTTATCAACTCATCTACTTTTGCTTTTTCTTTTCTATAAAATATCTTTAAAGCTTTTTTAGCAACCTTATCACCTTTGGCTGCATCTTTAACTGCTTTAACCATTCCTTTATAATATTTTGGCTTTTCAACTACCCTTTTTAGATAATCAACTAAGTTTTGTCCAGCAGTTCCTTCAAAAGGTCTAGTCTTCTTCATACTAGTATATAATGGTTCTCCAGCCCCTGCTGCAGAACTTATAACTTCAAGCTTGTCTTTAAAACCTCCTTTTTGATAGGCTGGTGTCTCTATAACTGTACCACTCTTTGGTCCTGTAGGTAAATCTTTGATGCCTGGTGGTACATTCTGATACGATTGTACTAAATGTCCTTGGTCATCCACCTTTGTAATATTGATAGGCACTCTCATACCTTCAGTATTGAATGATGTATTAGCTGGTACATCTGGAAAAACCATGCTAGCACCTATGTTACCCATGGCTTGCTGTTCACGTAAACCTACTTGTTGTTCTTGTGGAGTTTGTGCAACTAGCATATTCTCTTGCTTAGCCTGTGCCTCTGCTTGTAACATTGCTGGTACATTAGCGCCCTGGTTAGCCATTTGATACAAGTCTAATATGCTACCTTCAAATCCAGTAGACCTAGCCATGTCTAATATTTCTCTACGCATTTGGTTATTCAGCATTGCCCTCTCTTGCTATCTGATTTTTCTCGTTGTCATTGTTTGTTTTAGCATCAAGTTCTTTCTCTCTAATATCTAGCTCACGCTGTTTGTTTTCAAAGTCTTGCATTAACTTCTGCATATTGAAGCTATCTAACTCTGGATTCTTTCTAGCTTCTGCGTTGATTAATGCTACCTCAATATCTAGCTGTCTATCTTTTTCTTTATCAATAGAAGCTCTTTCCATTTCTTGTTGTTGCATTTGCATCTGCTGTTGAGCTTGTGCTTGTTGTGCTTGTTGTTGTGCTTGCTCTAATTCTGCTGCAGCTTTCTCTGCTGCTTTTAACTTGCCTTTTATTTGACTGAAGTTTTCAGACTCAAACATCTCAGCAACCATAGAAGCTTTAGTACCATTCTGAATCATAGCCTGTGCGAGACCCTTAATCTGATCTAATCTCTGTTGATCCTTGCCAGCGTCAGATACAAAGATACCATAGTTAGCCTCCATATGTTGCAAAGTGTCAATGTCTAAAAAGTCTGCAGTACCATCAGGCATTACAAACATACCTTGTTTACCAGTAAGCCATGCTTCTTTTGAATAGTCAAGCAGTGCTTGTAAATCTCTTTGTTCTAATCTAGCAAATTTTCTAAATAAATCTTCTGTAATATGTGAAGATTGTAATATAGCTTGCTGTGAACTAGCTTTACCTTCATACGCACCAATCGTACCTTGTCTTTGTCTAGACACACCAGATATTTTCTCCCACTCTTGTAGTATAGATTCTAACAGTGTTATGTATTGTGATATAGTCTTGATTGACATATCAAGAACTGATTGATGTTGTGGGTTAAGTTGTATACCTTCTTTGTTATAATCTACCCATGCAATACCCGTACCTTCTACATAGTACATAAATTTATCCATGTCCCATTTCTTAGGAATCATGTTAATATCAAACTGTGCAATAATATCTTTACTTCTAGCTATTGCCAGTTCCATTCTATACTTGTAGATATTGTAGTTTAACTGATAAGGTATACCAAGTGATACTAGTGAAATATTGTCTGCATTTATATCAGAGTACTTTCTACCATTGATAGGCAGTTTGCAAGTAGATGCATTGTCAATAGATAACCTTTGATTAGCTACAGGATTAATGTTAATGTAAAATCTACCATCAATACGTGTACCTTCCCATACTTCATTTACCCATAGATAAGTTACCTTAGCTCCTGCTTCTTTTAGCTCTTTAGGCATTCTAAACTTTTCATCAACCTCCATCTCTTCCATAGCTCCAGTATCTGGGTCCATGTATTCTAAGAAACCTACTCTTTTTCTTGACTTCCAATATACAGTAACTACTTCTATTAATCTGTTTCTGTATGTGTTTGGATCAGAACCTGCTCTTGCTCTTCTGTATAATAGGTATGATTCTGGATCTGATTGTCTAGGCTCTTCTAGTTCTAGTACTTGTTCATCTGTTAATGACTCATAGAATGAATCTATAACTGATGATGCATGTACATACTTTCTAACTAATGCCCAGTCTCCATCTTCTACAAACTCTATGTCTGGATCTTTATCATAATCAATATCAATAGGATTTAATACTTCATAGAATGGCTCTTTGTTTCTCACGCCTCTATGTGTATATACTTCACCTGATACTAAAAAGTGAAACCAAGCTTTTTGTATTTTATCATACACCTCTGACTGTTGCATTATGTATGTCATAGCATGTTGTCCTTTGATAGCTCTGTTATCTACATAACTATTCTCAAACTGATCTGCTATTTCTTTAGGCATTGGAATATCTTCTGGAGTTTCAATATTCTGCATTACCTCTGGATTAGTTTCAGCTAATACTTTTAAGAATCTTTGTTGTAAGTTTTGATATATAGCTTGTTGCTTTGCTTTTTCTTTCTGACTTACAGCGTCTCCATTTTGTACTGTAACGGTGTAATTAAGAGGTCTTTTAGACTTCTCACCTAATAAAAGATCAATAATAGGTTTGATAATAGGATAGTTACGCATTTTAGAGGGGAAATTTGTACGGGACTTGCCGTAAGGTTGTGTAACGTAACGATAGTCATCCTCATAAATTACACCGTTGTAGTAATCATACAATCTCTTTAGGTCATCTTTTCTTTCGTTGACCCCATATAAAGATAACTCTATGTAGGCTTCTACACAGCTCTCTCTCCATTTTTTATTCTTCTTTGATAAAGGCAGCTTTTGCTGCGGTATTTTGTCTCCCCCTAGATACATATGTATGCAAAATTAATTAAATTTATATTTTGTTATACTACCTGTGTGCCTTTTGTACTCCCTATTATAAATATAACACTAGTAGTAATTTTTATCAAACCAATCATTAGATGAGTTATCTTCTAATATTTCTTTTACCTCTGCGTTATACAACTCTCTGGTATGATACATTCCCACCATTAGTGCCATAACACGGTCAAAGTTACCTCTGTGATTAAACTTTATTAACTCTTGTAAAAGAGCCAAGTCATATATCTTGTGTAAGTTCAAAGTTATTTTATCTCCATCGTCTGATCTTACAGCATTTAGCCAGTCTCGTATGTACAACTCTCCTTGTCTTTTTCTAGCCTCTGTTGTATGCATACCATAGTTACGTTTTACATTTCTAGATCTTAGATCTTTTTTGTCTAGCATTTCAAACTCTTCTTGTAATCTATGTAACTTTCTATGCTGTCTTGCGTATTGTATAACAGCACCACGATCATTCTCAAACCCTATCTTTGCATTATAATAATCAGCTAGCATAAATAAATTTTTATTATATTCGTCTTGCGTATGTGGTCTACCTACATAGCTAGCAACAATTAAATCATCAGGCTTTGATATATTATTTATTCTCTTTATCACATACGCAGCACCTAGAGAACTGGAATCTGCTGATTGGTTTTGTCCATACGGGTCATGACAAACTAGATATAGATTGTGTGGGACTTGTCCCTCTTGATTCCGATATGGACCTTCATACAGAACAATGGCTCCTGTTAAATTATCTTCCTTACGATGAGGAAACCTTAGAATAGGTCTTGCATCTCCATCTGGTTCAAACTTTATCTTATTATCTTTACCATAGTACAATCTACCAGCTGTACCTATTGCATGCAGCTTGTTTGCTTTTACTTTGTTATACTGTTCTTGTAGTGATGAAATGTCAAATAGATTTGATGACACTTGTAGTGTAGCTTCACTAGGACATAATGGATGTTCTGCTATATATTGATCGTAGGCTTTTGGATCATTAGTGCCTTTCTTTTTATTCCTATTAGTCTGTTCAAACTCTTTAGCTTCTTCTACATTAGAGTTACCATCATCATCAATAAATCCTTCTAAGTTCTCAAAGATTGGTACAAAGTATCCACACTCTGTGCCCATAGCACCATCATCCCACTCGTTTGCAAAAGATAGACAGTCATATGATTCTGGGTTGTAGAATAATTCTTCCATACCCGCAAAGTCTACACCCTGTGTACCGCCTGTACCAAAAGCAATCATAGTACCTAGCGTCTTACTACCTTGACGCATTGTTGGCATAGCTACTTCCCAAGCTTTTAGTAGTCCTGGAAATGATCCTGCCTCTTCAAAAAATATAAGTTCACCTGCCTTACCCCTTACTTTATCTGGATCATCTTTTAGTGACACACCTATAATCTGTGACTTCATACCCATCTCTACAAGTGCACCATTTACATTCTTCTTGTATCCAGATTGCTTGTGCATTTCTCTATCTCGCAATCTTGGCTGTGTCCATGCTGTATTATCATCTACAAATGACATAATATCCCAAGCTTTAGATAATAAACCATCCCCAATCAAGTATTCTTTCTGCCCTGCAAATACATAGTTCTTACTATTACGCACATGAAAGTAGTTACGTACCAACATAGCAGCAGCTTTGTAAGAAAATCCTTTACGACGTGCTTTTAACACTGTCATGTGCTTGTTTTCTTTCCTACATCTATCTACTGCAGTAAAGTATTTCCAATCTCCGTCGTAAAATGCTGGGAATGTACGCTCTCTTCGAGCTATAACTGTACCATCTGGTAGTTCTTCATCAACAGATCTGTCAATGGGACAATAGTTAAGATAAAAATAGTGGTTGCCTGTGATTGTTACACCGTTATAGGTGTACCCATATAAGCATCTTTTGCGTTCTTCGTCCCAGTATTCAAAGTATGGCTTTGTACCAGGCAGTGCATTAGTATAATATCCGTTCTTAAGATACTTATTAGCTGCTGGAGCTAATCCTTGCGTTTGTTTAAAAACTTGTTTTTTATATTCTGTAACTCCTGACATTTTTCATATTCTTCTGTGCTTATAAAATGATGTATTAACAAATCTAAAGTAGCTTCATCTCTTCCATCACTTTCTATAGGATCAAAAGGTAAATAAAAATCTTCTATCCTACCTGTCTTCTCAGCTTTCTCGTATATATCATCAAGAGTTATTCTTTTAGTTACAAAGTCATACGCATTCTCCATGGCATTATTATAATCTTGTAAGTCTTCTAAAAAATCCATGTCTCAAATCTACGAACTATATTTGTTAACTACAACACCGCCACGTGTATTTGTATTTACTTGTTCTTGTTTAGCTACTTGCTCTTCTAGTTTTGATAATCCACTAACTACATCTCCCATCTTAGATAAATTAGCAACCAAGTCTTTTGCATGAAAGATCGGTCTACCATTATCATCCATCATTGTTAGATCTACAGTCTCAAAATACTTTTGTAGTTTTATTACTGACAGTCTTGCTGCCTTCAATAGTTTTACTGCAGATGTTTCTTTTAATTTTTTGTATGTATCACAAGCTGCTTTTACTTTAGAACTAGGTGCCCACTTTGATTTACCATATACACCTAACACTACCTCATCATGTCTACTCTCTTCATCATATACCGCATATGGAGATTTATGATCACACATAAAGTACACATATGCAAGTTCTTTAGAATCTAAAGGCTTAAATTCTATAATACTTAGTGCATATGGAGAAGGCACTGCTACGTTATCAACTATCTCTAGTAACTCCATTTATATTATCTCTTCTTTCTTTTTTAGAATAAAATCTACCAAAGTATGGCAGTCTTACAGAGTGAAAATTACCTTCAGACATAATTTTTGCTACATACTTAAACTGGCTGTTTATAATTTTCTCTACCTTTTCAAGAGGTAAATTATACTTTGTCGCTAGTATCTGTATTACTTCCTTTTTTGACTTTGCCATTGGTTTGTGATTTCCATTTGTTTATAGGACATGTAGTTGATCTCCATTTTGCTTTGTGTTGTATTAAACATCCGCATTTACCACACCTCATTCTATCTCTTATTAAATGCTCACAGCTATTACAATCAGATAATCTCTCTGCATAGTCTTCTTCAGATACATTAGGGGCACCTTCAGATATATACTTAGCAAGATCTTTACTAAAACTCTTAGTCATTTGCCATAAACTTGGCATTTTATCCTTACTCATTCCAGTTAATGTTTACTTCTACTTTCTTAGTATCTAAATTTAATAATCTACTTAAAATATAGTTTTTACCATCTTTTCTAATAGCTCTTTTGTCTTTCATCTTCTTTACATAATTATTTAATGTATTGAAGTCTGCTAGTCCTAAAACTTTTGCTGCAGCTTTTTTAACTTTTGCAGAACATATACTAGGATCTTCTAAGGCAACAGCTGCATCTACTAAGGCTGCTAAAACTTTTACCTCTGTAGAAGTAAGATTAAACACCCCGTTCCAGAACTGTAAATATTTTAGTGTAGAATTTACTTTAATCGTTATCTTTTGCTCCATCTTGTTCTTCTTTTTCTTTTAAATACGCAGTAAGTATAGCTTCGTACTGTTGTAATTGTATTTTTTGGTTTTCTAATAATTGATACACTTCATACGCTACTCTTATAGGTTTACCATCAATATATATTCTTCTTTTATTCTGTTTCTTCAGTGCTTTCATCTTCTACTGTTACTATTAATATATATTCCATGTCCCCTATCAAGACTTGTATATCCCATGTACAATTTATATTTTTTTCTGACCACATGTCTAACTTTTCTTCAAATTCTCTATACAATAAAAAGAGTTCTTCCCAACTATGAGTCTGAAACTTTGTTCTGATCATCCTTAAATTGTATTGTTGCTCTATCGTTTTCTACTACTATGGTAGCAGTCTTAGATTGCCTGTTAAATTCATCTATATACTTAGATATATCTTCTCTTGTACACAAAAATGACAAGAACACAGACAGCTCTTTTGCTGCTCTGGATGTATTATGCTTTAGATCGTTAGTTTTTTGAGTGTGTTCTATCAATTCTAAGTAATCATCCAGGTTTATTGTAACTGTTCCTGGCAACTTCATTAGAACTTACCTAATACTTGAAACTCATTAACAAACAAATACTGAACTTCGTCAATATGAATAAGCATTGCCTCTGTGTTTGGATCTACCATGATCTTATCACCCGGCTCACACTGCGTAACTTGCGGTCCTACCGCCAATACTTCTACAATATTTGTCTGTAATTGTCTTGCAGTCTCGTCATCAAGAATGATACCTGCATCTGTCTTCTTTTTGTCCGGTCTTGGTACTACTATCCATGCACCAAACGGTTGAAATGTAAATTCCTTTGCCATTGCTATCTATAATTAGTTATAAATGCAAAGGTATAATAAAATATTTTACAAATACAAGTGTTTTTTGAAGAACTTCACTATTGGGTACACCACACCCCTAGGAGATTTGCTATTTCAGTTGGAATTTTACCTCTGGCAGTGCTGTCTTTTGGACTACCTAAGGACACTAAAACTGATGTTAATTCATCACACCTACCTCTGTGTAATGTGCCCTAACCGTTGGCTATATCCGCCTTTTCAGAGACTATTGGAGAAAACTCTAATCCTTATTTAGGATCTACAATCCAACGTCTGACCCCATAACTACCTTTCGGCCCTCTGGGGTGATACGTATATTACGTGTCTCTGCGGACAAAAATACTAAAAAAAATTTAACCACCAAAATTTTTGAGCGTGTGTACCTACTATTGCAAAGACCCTACCTATGTTTCGGAGTTAGAGATACCCCGTGCATAAATATATATAAATTATATGTATGTTCTATTGCATAGACATTCGCTAGCTCTCGCGTAGTGTGTCGCGGTGATACACTCGTATAATCTAACAACAATTGTGATATGAATAAGCTAAGCACTTATCTTAAAGAAAACGGCTATATGCAAGCCAAAGTAGTAAATGGCCCTAATGGTGACTTCGTTGTTGCAGCTAAAGAGGATAACTCTATTGCAACATTCCCAGTAGGCAAGAACTCTCAAGGAGAAACAGACATCTTCGCATTCAACTATGTAGTAGGTACGCGTGACGGTATTAGTCAAGTAATTGCTACTGTTAATCAGTATAGTGAAACAGAGTTCCAAGTATTGTAATTAGTTAGAGGCTTCGGCCTCTTTCTTTTCTTTTTTCTGTTGTTTACTACAATACGAATAAGATACTTATTGTTCTATTGCAAAGACTTTAACTAGATTACGAGAGTGTGCGTTGTAGCGTTCATTCACCACATTTTACCACATTTTACCAATCAATAGGTTTATTCCTATTACATTATATATCATTATGACTAACGATGAATTATTTGAAATTGTAGCAGTGCTTACTGCTAAAAATATGGCTCTTGAAGAAAAGATAGAGAAAATGAAAGAATCTCATGAATTCCGATTAAGAGCTCTACAACAACAGATTGATCTCTACAAACGTTTATATGAAAATAAATATGAATCAGAAGTAGAAGAGGAAGATCATTAAAGATATTTAAGATTACAGGAGCTTTACATAATAGAGTGGTCGATCTCTATATGACAGGCAGGTTTGATCACCTGCTCTGTTGCTCCGTACGATATAAAGAGAGTTAGCTAGTGCACATAGCTACCATCCTGATACTATTATAAGGCAGTGAAATACAGAAATAAGACTAGGATCTGTACTCTCTTTTAACCTACATGCAGCAACGTGGTTGACTAGGATCAATGACCAGACAGGCCTGTAGCCTAGCTTCCACCAAGCTGTATCAATTATTAACTTACATTTATTAACCAATACTTACATTATTATGAAATCTTACTTTCATTTAAAACGATTGACAGCCATTTACCAAATATTGTCGTTTATTTCTTTTGTTCCTTTACTTATATCTATGGTCTTTATCATAGATGGTAAAGCTTTTACATTAGAAACTACATTAACTTTAATCATATCTATCATAGCAATGATTGGATTTACTATGCGTCACGATATGTATCAGAAGAAGTTAAGGAACTTTGATTACAAACATTATCTTGATAAACTAGATAAGTAAAGATGAGGTTAGTTATATTATGCATTTGTGTTATGGCTCTAGGTAGCTGTAGCACAACGCATAGTCTTGAGCGTATTAAGCGAGACTATGAATTAGATAAGTTATGGATTGAGTATACTTACAAAGCAGACAGTTTAATCATTCAATATAAAGAGTCATGCAAATAGTATACAAATTTATAAAGTTCTTAATGTATTGTGTATGTGCGTGTGTGATTGCTAGTGCAGCAGTCATATTCGCATTGTATACTTTACATACATTTAATTAAATCTCGTCGGGTTTTCCCTAACCAACTGATTATGCTTTACGCTAAAGGTTGGACGAGATTTAACATTATTAACATTACTTACATTTAAACGACATGAAAAACACATTAGAATTTAGAGATGATCAGCTTGATATACTAAATCATCACAAGACATTACCTCTTGGTGGCGTATGGCCTAAAGAAAGGGGCGAGAAAATACCAAAAATTAATAATAACACATTAAAGTTTAAAGATCTTTTATGGCTTAAAGACTATAACTATCATAATACAGTTGCAAGTTTCAAATACAGAGCAATTATAGATTTTGATAACGGATGGTATGTATCTATTATAAATGGAGACCATACTTTTGCAGACTATGATGAGTATGAGATGGCAATATTTGATTCAGATGGACAGATGATAAATCCTTTTGGATCTTTAACTTACCTTAGCGATACAGATGAATGGATGGGAGAAGTTCTAGAACGACTTGACCCAGAAGGTGTAGAAGAGTATCTTTTGAAAGCTTCTAAAGCAGATTTTGAAGATACTGGTGAGATTATTATCGCCTAATAAACAGAGTAGCCGTGCTGTAAAGACGGCTAATTTTTGTGCTAACCACATTTACTAATCATTTAATACATTTATTATCATGCACTACGTAGTTACCTACACCGCAAACAGTTGTGATGAACACGATTGTGACCCAATCTATCACACGCACAAATTTACTAGAACTTTTAAGGATGAGATAGATGCCTTACATTTTCTAGGTGAATGCACAAGTATTCACAAAGATCTTCACGCAATAGAAGGTTCAGTTGAAACTGAAGAAACAGAGACACTGAAATCATTTGTTGACCACGAAGGAACAATTATCTATTATTATTAATCATTATTAACATTTTAATCATGGCAAATTTATTGCACAGTGGTGACCTTAACACTCTAAAACTAGGTCAAACATTACTTACTAGATTCAGAAAGATTGAAGGTGGCTTTGTCCAAATGGAATTGGCAGAAGTCAAAGAAGGATCTCGCGGCTTGTCAGCTGCGTTTGTATTTAACCAATCTGATAACAGATTTAGTAGAAACTCTGCACGTAGAGCGTGGCAACCAGCTACACCTGCGGATGTTCAGAGTGCACTTGGTATCTCAGTTGGAGATGCTGAGGGTTGGGAAATGGATGACATGGGTAATGAAATACTTACTGTGAATATTCTTAATCCAGTTGCTTCTTTTGAAGGACAGGAGTTTCCATTACGAGTTCAAATTGTAGAAACTACTGAGCCAACTGAATGGCAAAGAGCTAACGTTAATACTACTGCTAAGCGTAAGGGTAGAGACGGAGAGTTTATTCTACATAACGGTGAATATATTTTCACTCGTTCCTCTATTGTATTCAACGAGCCAGTAGATGTGTATTTGGAAGCTGATTCAGCACCGGTGCAGAAAGTTACTATTGAGAAAGTTGATGTTGCAACAGGAGAGATAGTAAACTAGTATAAATAAAATGGGTATATCACTTGTGTGGTATACTCATTTTTACTATATTTGCTTAAATTTATAAAGAATATTTATACATTATTATCTAAATCATTGAAAATGAATACATTAATTAAAAACGCAGGTAAGGTAGTAGCTACTGTATCTGCATCACACAATGTAACTGTTACTGAAAAACAGATTACTATTGACTTATTTTCCACGACTAAAACCAAAACCAAAAGACGTGGTCGTCCAACAGGTTCTAAGAACCGTGCGACTAAAAAAACAACTGCTACTAAATAGGTAGCAATTGTCACAATTGTTTGATTTGATAATGAAGGGGCCTTGTGCCCCTTTGTTGTCTCTAATACTTTAACTATGGAAAGAACTAATTTAACTAAGGATGAACTTGTGCTTGTTATAAACAGCGTGCAACGTCAGATCATAGTGCTAGATAAAACTGAGAAGCAAGACGCTGAACTTATGCCTAAGTATAGACTTCTTCTTAAAACTTTACTAGAAATGGAAGACGAGCTATCAAAACCAACCAAGAAAGAACCTTTAAACTATTATAAATAATGGGAAAGATGAAAGAACTATATATGGATTTACAGCAAGGATATAACGAAGAGTTAAAACTTGCATACATCAAGGCAATACAGGAGAACACCGACACAGTGTTTGTTCATGGGAGACAAGTCTCAAAAGCGTATGCCGAGTATCTACTACAATTTGAAGATACATTCTTAAAACAATTAAAAGATGATAAAATTTGTAACGACAACGACGAGTCTTAGTGATTCGTATGAAAAAGCATGCATAAATGAGGTTGTAGCATATTGTTCAGAGCAGAAAGTTCTTGGCGTTGATACAGAAACTGAAGGCTTTGACTTTACCTGTAAGAAAATGATTATGTTTCAGATAGGTGATCAGCACAATCAGTATGTAATTGATACTAGGTTTGTGAACATAGAACCTCTTCGTGCTATACTTGAAAGCAAAGATATTATTAAGATATTTCACAATGCTAAGTTTGACTACAAGTTTATTAAAAAGTGGGCAGATATAGAATGTGAGAATGTATACGATACGTTTTTGGTTGAACGCATACTATCTTGTGGTCGTCACATAGGCTATGGACTGAAAGACTTGTGTAAGCGATACTTAAATGTAGAGCTAAACAAAGAAGTTAGAAACCAATTTATAGGCTTATCAGGTCAGGCCTATCGTGATGACCAGATAGTTTATGGTGCTAAAGATGTAGAATATCTATGTAAAATACGTGAGTTACAATTACCTAAAATAGATGAATTTAAACTTAACAAAGTTGTTGAGTTAGAAAACCGTGCAGTGTTGGCTTTCTCTGATATTGAATACAATGGTATTGATATTGATAGAGATGCCTGGGAGGTCATTGCACGTGCAAGCGAACAAGAAGCCTTGGTTATGAGAGATAAATTGGATACACTAATAGTTAATAATTCAAAGTTATGTGAATTTGTACCATCTCATATTCAAGGTGACTTGTTTACTCCACAAGAAGAACTACGTAAAGTTGGGATTAAATGGACTAGCCCTACACAAGTTCTTAAAGTATTTCAAAAACTAGTCCCTGACTTAGAAGACGTTAACGGTAAGAAGATGTATAAATACAGACGCAAGCATGAGATCATTGATTTGTATGTTAAGTACAAAGAAAAGATGAAGCTAGCTACTTCTTACGGTAAGGACTTCTTTAAATTTGTTTCAAGCGATGGTAAGATACATACACAATTCAATCAAATACTTGACACTGGACGCGTCGCATCCAAGAAGCCAAACATGCAACAGATACCTGCGGATAATAAGTTCCGTAATTGTTTTCTTGCTCCTAGAGATTGGTGCTTTGTTTCTAGTGATTACTCTTCTCAAGAATTAAATGTAATAGCATTTGGTTCTAAAGACCCTGTATGGATAGATGCTCTTGAACAAGGACAGGACTTGCACAGTGTATGTGCAGATCTTGTATACGGACAAGAGTGGGCTGATGCAGCTGAAGATGATTGTAGTTATATGAAGAATAAAAGTAAATGTAAGTGTCCCAGACATGGTAGGCTACGCACGAATGTTAAGACAATTAACTTTGGGCTAGCCTATGGTATGGGGCCTCACAAACTTGCAGATACTCTTGATATAAATACAAAGGCAGCTGAAGTTTTGATTAATAAATACTTTGACGCCTTTCCAGCTATTGGTGGCTTTCTAGAAAAGCTAGGTAGTTTTGGTAAGAAGTATGGGTATATCAAAACCTTTCCACCGTTTAACAGAAGACGCTGGTTTCCGTCATGGTATCCCCGCATATACAAGGACAAGAGTCAAGCCTTTGAGCTTGGCAGTATAGAACGTGCTAGTAAGAATACACCTATACAAGGTGCATCAGCTGACATGACTAAGCTTGCTCTTATATATATTCGTCAAAGTATTAAAAAGAATAAGTATCCTGTAAAGATTGTGATGACAGTTCATGATCAGATTGATACTATATGTAGAGAAGACTTTGCGGAACAGTGGGTAGATATAATGACTACACACATGGAGGAAGCAGCATTAAAAGTAGTAACTAACGGTTTGCTTAAAGCAGACACAAATATTAGTAAATCCTGGGAAAAGTAAATTTATCCTTATCTCTCTCTGTAGTTTTTAATTAATTATTAACCAGTGGTTTGGTCATGGTCTACAGAGAGGGATGGGATTAACTAAAATAATAGATATGGCAAAAATAAAATTATACAAACTAGACTCAAATGTTGCTCGTATACTTGCAACTGTATCTAGACTAACTGAGGTACCAATTAGTAAGATTAGAGGTAAAACTAGAAATGGTGAAGTAGTTGCAGCTAGACGTATATGTATGGTGCTTATCAATGATAAGTTAGAATACAGCACTACAGTAAATGGTGCTATATTTCACAGAGATCATTCTACAGTAATACATGCATTCAAGGTACATGCTGATCTTATGGATGTAGACAAAGCATATGAAGAGTTTTTTAATATATGCGCTACAGCTGTAGGTATCAAAGGTATGGGTGATTGTAATGATAAGGATGACATGATTGCAAAGTTTGCTGCACGTGTGGAGCATCTTGAATTTGAGAACGAAGATTTAAAACAACAAATTATTAACATAAAAGAATTATTAACATGAGTTTATATGAATTAGAACTTGACGGTGGATACATCGTTCAGGTAGAGTACGAATACTCTGAACCAGATGACACCACGGGGTATAAAGGTGGAGTTAGGGTTGACCATGTATGGGCACACCTACGAGATAAAAATGAAAAGTATACAACTGTGGATCTTTTACATTTCTTAACCAAAACAGGAATCACAGATACAGAAACACTTGCAGAAAGTATTGAAGAAGAAATATCAGATTATGAGCCAGATCCAGATGCCTATCGTGACGATGTCTAAATTAATAAAAGTAAAAGATGAAGAGCAAAAGAAAGCACTTAATAACTGGGCTAAACATAAGTTTAGTGGGAGCATTATTGCTGGCACCGGTTTTGGTAAGTCTAGATGTGGAGTTATCGCTATTGGTAAAACTTTGGATAGTACTGAGTCTGGCAAGGGTCTTGTGTTAGTTCCAACTAATCAACTACAAGAACAGTTTAAAGAAGAGTTTATTAAGTGGGGGTATGAGCATGTGCTAGATCGTGTAGATATACTTTGCTATGCATCTGCTTATAAACTTGAAGATAATCATTACAGCGTCGTAGTCTGTGATGAAATACACCTTGGTCTATCTCCTGAGTATCGTAAGTTCTTTGAGAACAATACTTGGGATAGACTATTGTGTATGACTGCTACACTGCCAGAAGATTTTGAATACAAAGAGTTATTATTTAAGATGGCTCCAACTGTATATAAAATATCTTTGGATAAATGTGTAGAGTTAGGACTTGTTTCTCCTTATGAGATTGTATGTATACCTATTGAATTAACTGAAGTTGAACAAGAGCAATACAAAAAAGCAAACAATACATTTGTATATGCTAAGTATTGTCTTGGTCAGTTTGGTGCGTTTGATAGAGCTAAGCATATTATGGGGGCAGGCAAGAATACAGCTAGTAATGAAGACAAGGCAGCGGCTGCGCAGTTCTACAGATCTATTAGACAGCGTAAGGCTGTAGTAGATCATGCAGATAATAAGATTGCACAGCTACAGAAGATTGTTATTAAGAACATAGGTGAAAAGATACTTGTGTTTGGTGGTAGTAATGAGTTTACAAACAAACTTGCTGATGCTACGGAAACATTTTCTAGCGTATACCATAGTGGCAAAACAAAAAAGCAAAGAGAAAAAGCATTAGCAGATTTTAGATCAGGTGATAAGCCTGTGCTATGTTCTACTAAAGCTTTGAATCAAGGCTTTGATGTAGCTGATGCAACTATGGCTGTGATATGTGGACTAACTAGTAAAGCTTTAACTATGATACAACGTGTGGGTAGAATCATACGTTATCAAGAAGGCAAGATAGGTAAGATACATATACTATATGTCAAAGATAGCCAAGAAGAAAAGTGGCTAAAAAGTAGTGTTAAAAATCTAGATAATGTGACCTGGTTAACTTGTTAATCAGGCACATTTTTCGTAAATTTACAAGCCTATGCAAATAGAAATTGATATAAATTTATTACTTGAAAATAAGATTAGTGCAGATGATTATCTTGCACTATATGCTATATACAGAAAAGGGTTTAAGACATTAAATGCTTTGCAGCTGAACGTTAACTGGGAAGATCTACAAGCCAAAGGGTTTGTAAAGTTAGGGGATAGTGCAGAGCAGCATGTAATACGCCAAGAGTTTATAGATTTATTTTCTAGTGATTTTGATCAGATGTTTACAGAACTAATTAATACATACCCAATGAAGGTATCAACTAACAGAGGGTTTAGAATATTACATGCAGCTGATCCTAACTGTAAATCAAATGACAAAGCTAGAGCTAAGTATAGTAGAATCGTTGGAACTAAAAAGTTTGTACATGATAAAATTATTAAGTTATTAAAAGTACAACTTAAAGTAGAACGAGATAGGCTAGAGTATATGCAAGGCTTAGAAGTTTGGTTGAATAATCATACTTGGGAAAAGTATATAAATATAGACGAGAATGCAGAACAATCAGAAAACCGTATCACAAGACGGCTCTGATGTATTCCAAACTAGAGGGTTTCAAAAAATAGATAGGGCTGTTAATCAGTCCATAGCAGTTGTAAAGCAAGCCAAGCTTGGTAAGCGCAATGTACTAGCTACGTCTTGGAAAAGACTAAACAAGAATCTTTTAGGTGGATTACAGAAGGGCAAGATGTATGTGATAGCTGGCCGCCCCGGTGTGGGTAAGTCAGCATTTAGTAATCAACTTATCTTTGATGTATTAGATACAAACAGTGATAAGAAACTAATAGTATTATACTGGACCTTTGAGATGCCGGGTTACCAACAGGTAATGCGTAGTGCATCAAAAGATGTAAAGAAAGAGATGTCAGATCTGTTGTCAGTAGAGTCACCGCTGTCAGATATAGACTTCAAAACTTATGCAGCTAAGGTACAAAAGTATGGTAACTATCCTATATATTTCAATAACATACCTCGTAGTATGGAGTATATCATGAACACAAACGAGGAACTATTTACTCAGCATCCTAGTCATACAGTAATTAATCTGTTCGACCATTCACGTTTGATACGTGGTAATGAAGATACAGAATTACGTAGATTAAATACAATATCCAAGGGTTGTATGTGGATGCAATCAAAACTTGGAGTTATTAATATATTATTATCACAGCTTAATCGTAACATAGAACAAGAACATCGTGCTAAGAATCAGTATCAACCACTACTAACAGACTTGTTTGGTGGTGACAGTATTGGTCAGGATGCACATGTAGTTATGATTCTTAATCGTCCCTATGATTTGTATGGTATTACAGAATCATACTGCGGCGAAGATCCGCAGGGCCTGCTTGCATGCCATATGGAAAAGAATCGTGACGGCTTGCTTGGTATGATTGGCTATGAAGCAGATATGAGTACGTTTAATATTAAAGAAAGAAACTAATGGAGCTACCAAAAACCGTGGTAAAGGCGAGCCGTAAGTCGCCTAAGAACATGATAATCTATGGTCCACCTAAGATAGGTAAGACTACAGTATTATCGCAGTTGAAAGACTGTTTGATTATTGATCTCGAAGAAGGTTCAGATATGGTTGACGCCTTGAAAGTAAAGGTTACAAACTTGAAAGAACTTGCTGAGGTTGGTAAAGCTATTATGAAAGATGGAAAACCATATAAGTATGTAGCTATTGACACTATCTCTAAACTAGAGGAATGGTGTGAAGCTGAAGCTAAAACTATATATATGCAAACTCCTATGGGTAAAAACTTTGAACAGAAGAACCCTGGTGCATCAGTACTATCATTGCCAAACGGCGCTGGCTATTTATATTTACGTATAGCCTACAAGAAATGGATAGACAGACTGAACAAGCTAGCGGATCATGTGATATTAGTTGGTCACCTGAAGGACAAGATGCTTGAGAAGAAAGGCAAAGAGGTTGCTGTAAAGGACCTTGATTTGACTGGTAAGATCAAGCAGATTACATGCGCTAACGCAGATGCTGTTGGTTATATCTACAGAGAAGATGATAAAACTATGATTTCGTTTAATTCTATGGATGATGTAACTGCAGGTTCACGTTGCAATCACTTAAAAGGTAAGACCATACCTTTAAATTGGTCAGATATATTTATAGATTAATTAACCGCGTAAAATTTTAAATCATGATTGAAGCACGCACAAACAATCCTGGCGAGGCCACGCAGAAAAATGAAACACCAAGCACTATTACAGTATCTATGATCTTGGAAGATCTTGACAACGGCATTGACCGTACAGGTATCCAAGAGAAGTATGGTCTAGAAAAGTGGGAAGTAACACAGATGTTCCAGCACCCAACATTGAAGGGTAAGAAAGCTAGAAAGATCCGTAAGTTATCTTTCAACTTTGTAGACGATACAGCTGTAGATCCTAACCAGACTAGCATTCCTGTAGAAGATGTACATACAGAAGCGTCTATGGTTGTGGAAGCTACACCTGAGTTACAAGAAGAAGATCCTTTTATAGGTGCATATGGTGAAGAAGATGAATTTTAATTATTAAACTAGTTTATTATGGCAATTAAAAGCAATGACAGCAATGTCGAAGTATCAGGTGGTGGAGTAAAATTATACTCTGGACTTGGTAATTTTAAAGTTATCGCAGTGAATCCTACTATGGCTGAGCTGCATGACTTGGGTATTATGGTAAAACAAGACCCAAACTATTTCGTTGACTTAAATGGAACGGAATATTTCAAACTAACTTTCTGGATTAAGAATGCAGATCTTACTACAAGGTTTGATATTCTTATGAATGGATCAGAGCGCGTATCGCAGACAGGTAAGAACCAGTGGATCAACTCTATTGGTCAGTCTACTTGGTCTGATGGTGAGCCTGAGTATGATTGGTTCAAGAAAGAAGGTTTACGTAAGGCGCTAACTGGCGAAGAAACACTTATTAACTTTGTTAAGCAGTGGGCTAATGTTGCTAATGGCGACGAAGCTTACTTTGACAGTATAGCTAAGATTGTTAAAGGTGATGTAACTGAAGTAAAAGCTTTGGTTAAGTTACTTGAGAACAATGAAGTTAGATTATTAATCGGTGTTAAAGATGGTAAGTATCAAACTGTGTACACAAAAGTATTTGGCCGTGTGAAGCCACAGCGTGATGACCTCTTTATTAAGAACTTAAATGATGACTACGGTACATTCAATGCTGAGTTTGATACCACACTTGCGTGGGGTACATTCACTCCTGAGTTAGCTGTAGTGACTCCAGATGGTGATTCTGACAATGTCTCAGAAGACGAAGACTGGGTCTAACATTATAGTAGTATGGCCATAAGAAGTGGGGAGCTAACAACTCCCCATTTTTTATGTACATTTGCAAGCTTATGATTAAAAGTAGAAGCAGTGAAGATGTCTTGACAGTTGAAAGGATATTGTCAAAGATTAGTGAGGTGGATATATTTGCATACTACTGTAGTTCTTTTAAACAACTTGGTAAATCTTTCTGTAGTGAGCTTAGGCAAGATAACAAACCAGGTGTCAGTATTATTCTTTGGAAAGGTAAACTGTTGTATAAAGACTTTGCGCATCCTGATCATACATTTGATTGTTTTGGATATGTAATGGCTGCATACAACTGTAGTTTTTACTCTGCACTTAGAATTATTGACAATGATTTTGGTTTGAATCTTTCATCGCGCAAAGAAGAGATGCAGTTTACTCGTGGCTATCTTGGTTATCAGTCTAATATTAAAGTAGAAGATAAAAAGGTAACTATAATTAAGAAGAAGACTAGGTCGTGGAAAAGAAAAGATGCAGCTTTTTGGTCCCAATATTTGATTAGTAAGAAAACTTTGATTAAGTTTGCTGTTACACCTATTTCTCACTACTGGATTAATGACAGTAGATTTACATGCAAGCTAAGCTATGCATATAAGATTGGAAATAAGTATAAGATCTACTCTCCTCGTGAAGAGGTAAAGTGGATGAGTAACACCAACGCTAAACAAATTCAAGGATATGCTCAGTTACCTAAAGAAGGTGATCTTTGTATTATTACTTCGTCCCTTAAAGACGTTATGTGTCTTTTTGAAATGGGAATCCCTGCAATCGCCCTGCAGTCCGAGATGCAAATGCCGACAAGTAAAATAATAGAAGAGCTGAGACAGAGATTTAAAAAGGTTGCGGTGTTCTATGATAATGATTTTACTAATCCTAACAATCCTGGTCAGACAATGGCTAAAAAGATTTGTAAGAAATATTATCCAATGAGTAATATATATTTACCAGAGGATTATGAAGTAAAAGATTTATCAGACTACATTGCTAAATTTAAAAGCACCGAAGGATTAAAAACATTGATAGACATACAATTGTGAAACGACGTACACGAAAGCCAAAGAATAAAAAAGTAAGAAACGCTACTACTAAAGTATATAAAGGAATTAAGTTCAGGTCTAAGCTTGAACTTTTTACGTATAAGAAGTTAGAGGATGCAGACATAAAATCTCTGTATGAAAAGAAAAAGTATGTGTTACAAGAAGGGTTTCATTACACGGAAGAGTGCCACGAACCACACAAAACAAAAGGCTATGTCAACAATACCTACAAAGTTAGAGATATTACATATACTCCTGACTTTGTAGATCCTAATGGTAAATGGATTATAGAAGTAAAAGGTTTTGCCAATGATGTCTTTCCTTTAAAATGGAAGATGTTTAAGAAACACCTTATGCAGCTAGAGAATCCTCCAGTATTATATCTACCTAAGAACCAAGGCCAGGTTCTTAAAACAATAGAATTAATTAAACAACTTTAACTTATGGAATACACACATGATTTGCTCCTCCGTTTGGATGGGCTTGGGATTGATATGTCTAATGGTCCCGTAGATACAAAGAAACAGATTGATAAACTATATGCAGATACAAAGTATAATACGTTTGGATATTTGGAAGACATAGAAAAGTTTGATAGAATATTTGAGCCTGTTTATGGCTTAGAGTTCTTCATACTAGTTAGAGAAGTACGCAAACAGTTTCACAAAGAATTAAAGTATTCTACTCTTGCTAGCGAATTAAAAGAAATACACGAACAAAGTAAAATAAATAATTATGAGTATAAAAACGATTGATAAACAGATCAAAGGATCTGAAGGCCTTGCTAAGAAGATTAACAAAGGCGCAGAGAAAATGGTCTTTGACATCTTGCAGTCTACACAGTACTCTACACCTATCCCGTCTACTATACGTGAGTTGGCTACCAACGGTGCTGACGCTCAGCGTGAGAAGGAGATAGCTATAGAGATACTAACTGGTCAGGCAAAAGCTGAAGACTATTATATTGAACGCCATGGCGAACAATACAATGACAGTAACTTTGATATAAGTTACTATGACTTGGATCACCTAGACACAGAGAACAATGACGTACTAATTACATACAAAGAGAATGAAGGAACAGGATACTGCGATGTAGTTAGTATTAAAGATTATGGTGTTGGTATTGGTGAGCGTCGTTTGGAAGGTGTGCTTGAGCTTGGTTATTCAACTAAGCGTAACACAGCTGAGAACTTCGGTGCGTTTGGTCTTGGTGCCAAGGTTGCATTGTCAACTGGTGTAGATTTCTATACTATAGAAACTGTACACAACGGTAAGAGATTCAAGATGAACTGTTACAATTATAAAACAGACTTTATTATACCTGCATTTAATCCAGGACTTGGTAAACCTAACCCGCATATTGTACTTAGCGATGGAACGAAAGTATATTATGAGGATGCTAAAGCAAAGAATCAGACTATAGTATCGTTTGGTGTAAAGAAGCACAACAGGCGTGACTATCGTGATGCAGTTGAAGAGCAGTTGATGTATATGCCTAGTATTAGATTTAAGCGTATTGCAGAGGATGGTTATGAAAGAGATGAAGACATTCACCCAAAGATTATGCATAACTCTGATAACTTGATTATCTCTAATACATATTTGTTTAGTAAACCGCACATTGTATTGACTAAAGATGTAGGCGCACCAACCGGCGTTAACTACGGCTTTGTTGATTTTCGTGAGTTGGAGATGCAGCAGATGTGGGGACCTATTGCTTTTAAATGTCCTGCAAGACAAGTGATTAATGACCCAGAAACTGGCGAAGAGATTGTATTGCAAGAGGGCGTAGATGTTACGCCGTCACGTGAGAAAGTGATATGGAATGAGAACACTAAAGCATACATCAAGTCTGTAATTGAAGCAGCTGCTGATGAGGCTAGTGAGATTGTGCAAGAAGAGCTTAAGCAAACAGACTTTGTGTCTTGGTTGCTAGCTTGTAAACAAGTCTTAACTAATGCTGACAGTGGTAGTGTCCTTGGTAGATTATCTAATATCATTGATCAAGAGCAGCTTAAGCCTAAGTTTGGACCAGACCCTAGACTCAAGAATGAATCTGTAAAAGCTTTGTTCAGAGGTATGAAGGTTGAGGTTATAACTAAGAGTAGAGACTACAGCAGTGGTGATGATATTATCGAAAGAAATGCTATTGAGAACTACAGCCAATTGAGAGAGAATAACATCTTTATCATGGGTGAAGAGAATCATAGCAAGTACAAAGATATGTATCTTATACACGAGTGTGATGGTCCTATTATTTGCATCAAGCCTATAGAGGACTGGGAACCTAGTAGTGTTGTTAGTGCAGAGTCCATCAAAGCAAACAAGAAAGCACTTGCTAAACGTTTTAGAGTTCTTCAGCTGATCACTGAATCTACTCACAGTCGTAACTACGATGACATAGAGGTAGATGAAGAGTGGCTAGAAGAATACAAAGATGAGATTGCTAAGGCTAAGGAGATTGCACAGTTCGAGAACATTACGCCAGCTGAACGTCGTAAGATAGAGGAGCGTATGGTTGCATACACTTTTAGATACAACGATAAGCATTGGCATGCATCAGGTAGTGACAAGCATTACATCAGAGATAAGATTGAGCCAAAGGTAAAAGATCTTATGAAGACTCAGCGCACTACCTATTATGGTACTGCAGCTGATGACGATAAACTGATGGTTGCTTGTGGTATGATACATCCTTTTGCTCCTAGAATGGATAAAGTGTATAAAGATATGCTGAGATGGCAAACTGGAGATGATGATAGAGTGTTTTTCTTTGATACACCAGCTGTTAGATTTAGTAATAGTTCTGCGGTAATACCAAAAACTGAAACTAAGGATGATGGTACGGTATATCACAATACTAACTTTGATTGGGATACACCGCAGATTATCAGAGTCTCACAGAGCAATGTTAAACACATTAGCATGAACCCTAATGTTAAACACATTGATGAATTCTTTTTACAACTAACACCTAATGGAGGATATACTATGGATGAACATGCAATAAAATGGTACACTGCAGATAAGATGAAGAGTATCACAGATAAGACATATTTATACTGTCTTAAGGACATTAATCCAGACTTGTTTGAAAAGTATAAGGCTGTATACAATGCGGCTGATGTAGATGTAAGAACAAGTCAGTGGATGAAAGACACTCAGGTATTTGCTATGGTCGAGAAGATTGTGAAAATGCATAACTTCTGCAAAGATAACGATGACGCCGCTGCTATACAGCAGAAGAGTCGTGAGTTATTTGTGATAGATGTACCAGAAGCTGTTGGTCAAGACCAAGAGTTGATGGATAAGTTTGATGAGCTTGAAGAGTGGTCTAAAAGTGTGCATACACTATTGAACTCTATTGAGTATATAGGATATAGTCCTAATACTGACCAAGATTTAGATCAAGATCTTATCAAAGAAATCAAGGTTTACCTAGACGCTAAAGGTAGACTAGATTGGTAAAATAATTATGGGTGTGCAAGAGCGTAGGTCCTGACGAGGCAATAAGTACTTAATTGAGAATCAGACGGTTGCGTCGCTCATTCTCAGCCCTAATTATTTGTATAAACAAAATTTTTATATTAACTTTGTAACTAAATTAATTAATCATGATTACAATTAACGTTATTGAGAACCAAATATCTGGTTCGTACGGCGACACGCCGTTTAGTGTCAACTACTCCGAGGACACTTATAAAAAGATGATGGAGTTATCTGACAGACAGCAGTCTGTTACAACTATGGACGAGTATAATAAACTCATGGAAGAGTTTGCTAAGCTTACTGTCCAAGACTACAAAACAACTGTAGAAACTGAGTGTCCGTGGATTCATATCAACGAAGGCACCGGTGAGTTTTTCTTGAAGCATGAGGGTGTGGTATCTAGTATACCTATGCCACAAGCTTTGGTTGACCGTATCTTTGAATCACTTGACAAGGGTGTAGACTTTATGCCGCTTGTAAAGATGTGGGTTAGATTCTTACGTAACCCTATTCTTCGCGAGAAGATGAACAAGTGTGACTGTGAGAAAGGTGAGAAGTTTACTGAGAAGTTCTTTAACTTTGTTAACTTACAGTATGTACATCCTAAACTCAAAGCAGAGTTGATGGATGAGCATGGCTTGAGTGAAGAAGTTGCTGAACGTAGAGCTACTATGTATCAAATGAAGATTACTCAAGAAGGTTTACTTAATGGCTACAAAGTATCTAGTGAGATTATGCATGCGTATGATACAGAGACTGGTGAAATGATAGATCGTTACAAGCGTACATTTAATCCTGATACAGGTGAGATTGAAGAAGGTGGATTACCTGAGTTTGTAGAAGATAGATTGTTTGAGCCAGCTGTTATGGGTAGTAGTGGTGATGCATTTTACTGCGAAGGCCCTAACGGATATGCTAAGCCAGGACACTTTATCAAAGTTGGTTGTACACACAGATTACCAGACTGGTCTTATGTGAATACAAACGACAATGCATCTTGTGTTAAAGGTTTACACTTCGGTGGTCTTAAGTACATTGCATACTACAGCGGTGAGATTCACAATATCTTTGTTGATCCTATGCATATTGGTGCAGTACCTGACGATGAGACTGGTGCAATCAGATGCCTACAGTATTTTGTACACTCTTCACTTGCAGGTGTAAATGGTAGTATCTACCACAGCTCTACCTATGCAGCTAAGACTGACGCTGAGTGGGAAGAGATGCGCAAAGAAGCGGTCGCTGACTACAGCGAAATAAAAGAAGAAGTAGATAAAGATATTGCAGAGATGAACTCTTTGTAATGTTTGTGTATTCATGATGCTAATGGGGGACTTCGGTCCCCTTATTAGCTTAACCTTAAATTTATTACCAAGATGAGTAAAATAGTACTTATAGATGCAGATAGCCTACTGTATTTTGAGATGGGTAAAGATACCCTAGAAGAGGCAATAGACGGAATAAACCAAAGGATACAACAAATAATTATTGAAACAGAAGCTGAAAGCTATATAGGTTATTTAACATTAGGTAAATGTTTTAGATACGCCGCTGCTAAAACTAAACCTTACAAGTATAATAGAAAGGGCGGCACAAAGCCTCCAATCTTTTATGCATTGCGCGCATACGTACAACAAGCACATGGATTTATATCTGTAGATGGATATGAAGCAGATGATATGGTAGGCATAGGTCGTGACTATTTTGTATCTACAGGACATGAAGTTACTATTTCTAGTCCTGATAAAGATGTATTACAACAACTTGCAGGTAAACATTACAACTACCAAAAGGCTGAGTTTGTAGAAACATCTTGTGAAGAGGCAGAAAAGTTTTTATGGAAACAAGTTTTGATGGGTGATTCTACTGATGGCATACCGGGCATACCAGGTCTTGGACCTAAAACTGCAGATGCTATTATTGATAACATGCCTGAATCTAAACTTGAATATCATGAAGTAGTTCTTAGTCAGTACATGTCTAAGTTTAAAACAGCTGAAGCCATTGAAAGGTTTGCAGAAACATTTAAGCTTGTGAATATTATTAAGAGTATGAATGATGCGCCAATAGATATTAACATTGAAGTGTTTAACCTACAAAATCTTGACACATGGGAATAAAGTCTAAAGAATGTTTTTATGTTGTGAAAGATCCTAGATCTTTTACAGTGGTGGGAAATAAAAGTTTTATTATCCCAACTAATATAGCAGATACTATAGTGGAATTAAAATGTAATGATGTTCCTATAACTTTGTTTGATACTTTTTTTGTAGATAAGAAACCATATAAGGTTAATGATATTTCTTTAGAGGTGG